AAACAAAGGTTTTACCATTAGTTGATTGGAACCAGAGTTGACCTGCCAAAGGTGATGCAGGAGCTGTGTCAGAGATAGTTGCGCCACCGATAATGGTTTCAGCAACCCATGCTGTGCCGTTCCATTTTAAGAACTGTCCAGAGGATGGCGACGTTACAGAAACATCACCAATATCATCAAGTGCATTGATTGTGGGGATTGCTGCTGGGACCCATGACGACGAAGCTGACACATACTTGAGGAAGTACCCGTCAGGAGGTGCGGACGCACTGACATCACCGATGTCATCCAAGGTGTTAATAGTCGGGATGGTGCCGTTTACCCAGCGAGTTCCATCAAACTTTAAGAATTGACCGCTAATAGGGGCAGTGAACAAAACATCAGAAAGGTCGGTCAAGTCTTCTACGAGGTCTGGCTCGCCACTTGCTTGTAGCCAATGGCTGTCGTAATAAACATAGGCTTCGAGCGTTGTTGAGTTAAACCAAATAGCACCCTCTGATGGACTTGACGGAGCGGTTGCAGAAATCGTTGCACCACCAATAATGGTTTCAGGAATCCAAGCGCTACCGTTCCACTTTAAGAATTGCCCAGAAGATGGAGCAGACGCAGAAACATTGCCAATGTCGTCAAGGGCATTGATTGTTGGGACTGCTGCTGGAATCCATGCGGATGAAGCAGAAACATACTTAAGAAAGTTTCCGTCTGATGGTGCTGATGCAGAAACATCGGATAAAAAGTCAAGGGTAGGAGTGGTTGGACCCCATGTTCCACCAGAACCATAACCAGGGGTAAATGCCAGAACTTGACCGGTAGTACCCCAGTATGGGTCTATTTGAAATGTGTATTCACCATTACCAAACGTAATGCTATTTGCGTCTAGCATTAAAGACCTGGTACCTGACTTAAACAGATTTATTCCATTTTCTGGGTGAACGGTCATATAAGCACCATCACCAAGTACCACATTTAAACCAGAAGTAGAACTTAATTCCAAATATGACAAATCTTCATTACCATCAAGGCTTAAATAGTTTGTGCCTTTTTTCCATGTTGATGTAATGTTGTCATAGACCAATGGGTTGCCATTAGATGGTGCTGAAGCATTAACGTCACTGAGGTCGTCAAGTGTTGCATTCAGCGAAACAGAAGCAGAAGAGCCTTCTCCAGCCGTGTGTGTGACAGTAATACCAGTTCCTGCAAACAAATCAGACATATAGTTGCCGACAGTGTCTGTTCCGAGGTTGATTGGGTCGTTGACCCATGCGGCACCGTTGTACTTAAGGAAGTCACCAGAAATAGCAGCCGATGCAGACACATCGCTAATATCATCAAGTATCGAAACTGCGAGCGAAGTAACAAAATCCTCAGAGGCAATGTCATAATACGTACTACCGTCGTCTGTAAATTCCCACTTATCAGACGTTTCGTTCCAACGAATAGTTGCATTTGGCGATGTTCCACGCTCAACTTCTATTCCAGCATTTGTCGTTGGCGAACCAGTGACATTGCTGTTTAAGACGACGATGTTGTCTTCAATCGAAAGTGTTTCGGTATTGAGCGTAGTGGTCGTTCCGTTGACAGTAAGGTTCCCACCCACAACAACATCACCAGTTGTATTGACTTGCGCAAATGCAACAGATGCACTTGTATCTACCGCTTGTCCGATTGCAATTGTTGGACTTGAACCCTCTGCTGGCGTATGTGTAACCGTGATTCCAGTTCCAGCCGTTACGTCGTTAACGTAATTGCCTGTCGTGTCGGTTCCAAGAGCAACGCTATTTGCTCCGATTGTCGTGCTAATTGATGCATTAGCAGAACCATCAAAACTTACCGTTCCTGTTACATCACCAGTTAATTCAATTGTTCGTGAAGTAGCCAACTTTGTTGCAGTGGCGGCATTCCCGGTAGTAGAACCAGAACTTCCAGTTACATTGCCAGTCACATTACCAGTAACATCTCCAGTGACATTTCCAGTGACTGGTGCAGAAACATGTGCAAAAGTAACTGATGAACTAGTTCCCACTGCCTGTCCAATGGCAATTGTAGGACTTGTTCCTTCACCAGGAGTGTGCGTTACGGTAACGCCAGTTCCAGCAGTCACATCATTGACGTAATTACCAGTTGTGTCAGTTCCGAGCGTAACGCTATTTGGCTGAATCGTTGCAGTGATGCTTGCATCTGCAGAACCGTTGAATGAAACAGAACCAGAAACATCGCCAGCAAGCGAGATAGTCCGTGCTGTCTCAAGTGTTGAAGCCGTTGATGCATTACCAATCACCGGAGCGGTAACAGCAGCAAAAGTTACTGACGAAGAGGTCGCTACAGCTTGCCCGATTGCAATAGTTGGAGTCGCTGTTTCTCCTGAGTTGTTGGAGAGTGTTATTCCCGTTCCAGCGACAAGTGACGAAACATAATCACCAGAGGTATTCGTTCCGAGTGCAACATCGCCAAACGACAAATCTCCCGACCCATTGGTTTTTAGAACCGAACCAGCCGCACCATCAGCACCAACTGCGCTAATAATTGACGCTTCTGTTGTACCAACAATTGTCGTGAAGTCCAAAACTCCAGAACCATTTGTAGTAAGTGCCTGTCCATTGGTTCCATCTCCACCAGCTGCAGAAATAATTGCTGCTGCATCAATGGCTGGGACAGAAGCCCATTCAAGACCTGTTGCCGTTGAAGAGTTTGCCTTTAAATAAGTTCCATTCGCACCAACCGCTAGATTGTCTGCTGCACCATCGGCGGTTCCAACAATCAAATCACCTTTTGCTGTAACAGTGTCCAATACGAAGTTAACTACACCACCGCCACCAACTTCCACCCAAACCGAATCGTAATAAATAAACATTACGCCGAGGATGGAATCAAACCACAAGTCACCAGCAGCCGGTGATGCTGGAGCAGACTCGCTTACGGTAACACTTGCGCCACCACCAGTTGGCTCTTGATTCGTCCAGTATGTTCCGTTCCACGTAAGAACATCGCCAGCAGCAACGGAAGCAGTGGTTACATCAGATAGGTCATTGAGTAGACCAACTGTGCTTGCGGTTCCTGGGACAAACTTTGTGCCATTGAATTTAAGAACTTGGTCTGAAGTTGCTCCAGTTGGGTCAATTTCTGTTCCAGAAACAAATAGACCAGCGGCCTTAAATGTGTCGTCTGTCTTTAGAACATTCGGAGCATCTCTGTAAAGATTTGTATCGGAGGCAGCATCACCAGAACCCCAAACAATACGACCACCAGCCTGTATTTGGATTCGTGAATAAACGTCTTGGTCTACATAGATGGTAAACGCATCGGAGCCAGCAGAAGCAAGTTGGCGAACGGTAATAGGGACTATGAATTTCTGAGCCACGACCTCAATCGTTTCTTTTAGTTCGGCTAGCCCCTCAAGGCTAATCTATGGTTGAAATTTAGCCTGTTACTACAATTCTGTAATCACCAGCAGTGATTGTGCCTAGCAATGTAACGGAGATGGTGTCAGCATTTGAGCGGAGCACGTCTCCGTAAACAGTGGCACCAGTAGAGACTTCAACAATCTGAACGCTTACGTCAAGAGTGTTGAAATTGTGAGTGACCGTTGTCGTTGAGGTTCCACCAGCAGAAGCGGCACAAGCCTGAGCTGCAACGCGCGCGAGTGTTGAAGTGGTTGTAGTAACTGCACCAGCGCTGGTTTTGATACCGAGATTTGTACGGGCACCTGCGGCAGTTGACGAGCCAGTACCACCGTCTGCAACGGCAACGTCTGTGCCATTCCAAACACCCGTAGTAATCGTGCCAAGGGTTGTGATGCTTGACTGACCAACATAGGTTGAGGCAATATCAACGGCATCACTAGTGATGGCAGTTCTGTCGGCGACTACGTTGACATTGATTGTATTTCCGCTTTGGGTAATACCATCACCAGCAACGAATGAGCCAGCTCCGGAAAACTGTGTCCAAGCAATCGACGATGAGCCAACAGTGATAGTTCCGTTTGTTGATACAACAAAACCCTTATCGGAGTTGGTAGTACCTTCTTCGACAAAGGTGAATGTTCCTGGCTTTAGTTCTCCAGTATCAGCAGTGCCGTTTGCATCCGATGAACGAGAAGCAGCACCAGAAGTAACAGCAACGTAGATGCCGTTCTCTGTATCGGTTCCTTGGTTCTTTACGAGAACACGGTCACCTGCAACAAGTGTTACACCGTCAATTACATCGCCAGCCTCAAGGTCTGAGGAAAGGTTGATTGCGCCAGTTGTTGCAACTCTTACGGATTGCTTGACATCAAGACCTTGACGGGCGGCATCTACATAGCCCTTTGTGGCAATGTGTGCGGCATCTGTTGGGGTTGCAACCTTTGCGTTTCCTGAGCCATCTCGCTGAACAAGCTTGTTAGCGGTTGCATCTGGGGTGGAATCTGCAAGCTTCGTGAAGTCCGAAGCAGACATCAAACCAGCACTTGCTGATGTTGCAAGATTTGGGGTAATCGTGATTTGTCCGTTAGATTCAACAATGGTCAGCGCTGTCGAATGTGACCCGCCTGCGATTACACCAGCCTGTTCGCCATACCCAGCAACAACTTTTCTCCATGCAGTAGCGGTGGCATCGTAAATTTTAATAACTCCATCGGTGCTATTAAAATACATTCGACCATCAAATAGGTCGGTGCTCGGGTCGAAGGCGAGTACTTCAAAAGTACCTTTAATCAGTTGATTCTGATTGAGGTCAATATTAGTTAGAAATTTTTGTGCCATTGTTCCTGCCTTATGTTAAATAGGCGTACCCGGAAAAAGGTGTAGTAAAAAACACCGTCACCTGAGAATCCGTGCTACCCGTATATTGTACTTCACCAGTAACGTTGGTTTGAGCAGAATCAACCACTGTTACGGATGGTTTTCCACCAAGAGTGTGATTAATAACCCAAGTTGATGATGCAGCTTGCTGGGTGTGAACATGCCTACGCGCATTCCCGCCCATCGCGGCAAGTCGTACACTTACGTTGTTTGGAGCATCTTGGTTGACGACTACGGTGTTGGGGGTGTCCTCGTGGACATTTACCTGATTTACCCCTTCTTGGGTTACATTGACCAGATTGGGGATGTCATCAAGAATTATGACATTATTTGGGACATTGCTCACTTGGTGACCTCTGGAATGAGCGTGAATGTACCTCTAACCACTTTTGAGACAAAACCATTTGGTGCAATAACCTCAAGGTCATAGACGCCACTGGTTGTAATGGATGCCGTAACTGCATCGCTCAAGAATACGTGAATCTGGTTATTTGCTGAGGCAGGATTCACTTCAAGCCTGCCTGGAGCACTTGCAGAAGACGAATTCACATTGATAATCACCGTATCCGAGTCAGCCGTTCGCCGGATTTGCATCCGAGCAGAATGACCAGATAGGTCATAGTTTTCAAAGGTATTCCCTGTTGGGTCGGCTAGGAGGTCTGGTTGTTCTATTTTGAAAACACGAAGAAACGTTGAACCCTGTTCACACGTCATGTTGTAAATTCCAGCAATCATGAACAGCCTTTCCCAATCAAATGCCTAAAAGATTGTAGATTAGGAACTGCTATTAAATAAGCAGGTTTTATCAAACGACTGAAGCAGAACCCTTATTTGGACCAACCTTCTTGAGGCCCATTGCCATTGCTATTGAAAGGGCAACCGCTGAAGCCGCAATCTTGAAATTGTCCATATTGGCAAGAGCATCAGGATTTGCGCCCATAGCGACCCATGCACCCAAATACGCCTGAATGAATGTTCTTGCAGCACGTTCAACTGTGTCCTTTAAGAAATTGGTGGTCATTTCGTCTCCTTGTTCGGCTATTACATTTTACCATAGTGCTAACATTTGGGGACTTTATGAGAAAAAAACAGAAACCGACTATTGGCTACTTAACCAGCGACTGGGCTTGGGGGACCGACCCATTACAACCAAATGGTTGTGCTTGGTATAGATGCAAACTTCCAGCAGACCAATTGGCAAAACGTGGCTGGATAACTGCCTTGGGTTTGCCAGGATTCAGCCCACAAAATGGTTTCGGCATGGTCATTGACGGCGGGAAAGCACTTCACGGCTGGGACATCATAGTTTTTAAACTGCTTATGAAAAGGGAGGTTCTTGAGTACCTTCCACGAGCCATGGAGATGGGTCAGAAAATTGTCGTCGATGTTGATGACTGGTTTGAGGGTTTATCTTCAACAAACAGGGCATATCAAGCAACTGACCCCAAAGCAAACCCCGACGACAACCGTGAAATATATGCAGAAATTATTCAAAATGCAACTGCAGTAACTACATCAAGCCCCTTCCTCTACGACTTCTATAAAGCAAAAAGAGACAATGTATATCTGGTGAGAAATGGAATTGATACTGAGAGATGGGAAAAAAGAATCCCACGGATGAATCACAGGTTGAGACTTGGTTGGGTTGGGGCGACGCCTTGGCGTTCTGGCGACCTTGAAACTCTCTCCCCATGGATTGGAGAATATCTACTGAGTAGGAAGATGTATTTTCACCACTCAGGGCATACGGAAAATGGAGCACCAAGGGCATGTGACCAGATGAGAATCCACGAAAACATTTCCAGAACCCAACCCCTAGTTCCAATTAACATATACCCAAAGTTGTTTAAGGAGATTGATATTGGAATTGTTCCTTTGAACAATGTACCTTTCAATCATGCGAAATCTTTTATCAAGGGGCTTGAATATGCTGCTGCTGGGGTTCCGTTCGTTGCATCGTATTCACCAGAGTACCAATACCTAGCGGACAATGGAATTGGGAGAATTGCAAACAATCAAGAAGAGTGGATTTATCACCTTGACCAATTAAGAGACATTCAGACTAGACGTGACGAGATTGAACACAACTACGAGATGCTAAAGAACTTCTCAATGGAGGCTAGAGCCGACGACTGGGAAGCAGTAATGACCGAAATACGAGAGAAGTCATAGGCTCCAAGTGAGTGATATTTCTTTTACATTTGGCATAATCACCGTCTACGAGGACAAGCAAAGACTTTCCGAGATGGTGGAAAATATTCGCAATTTACAAGTTCCCAACTTTGAGATACTCATTCTTGGCGGTGGGGATTCATCTGGGATAGATGGGCATGATGTCGTAAAAATTGACTTTGATGAATCAATCAAGCCGAGGTGGATTACAAGGAAGAAAAATATTCTTGTACAAAATGCAAAATACGAGAATATCGTACTAATGCACGACTACCACTTATTTGACGAAAAGTGGTACGAAGAATTTAAGTCATTTGGTACGGACTGGGATATTTGCTCATGCCCCCAGTATCTAATAAACGGAGCTAGAAATCCAATGGATTGGTCACTATGGGACAAGCCAGGTCATGGCCGAGCGTGGTCGCTTGACTATGACGACTGGACGCAGACTCAATACATGTATATTTCCGGCGGTTTCTTTATTGTCAAAAAACATGTGATGCTTGAAGAACCCCTTGACGAATCACGCGGATGGAACGAAGAAGAAGATGTTGAATGGTCAATGCGCATTCGTGATAAGTATGTAATGAAATGCAATGGGAAAAGCATTGTTCGTCACAATAAATGGCACAGGCATGCAGGACCTAATCCAAATGAAAAGTAACTTTCTTGTCATCTTTGACCTTGACGGTGTTTTGATTGAGTCAAGAGAGGTTCACTACGACTCCCTTAATATTGCTTTGAGTAGAGTCGGAAAAGAATACATAATTTCACAAGAAGAGCATCTGTCAAAATACGACGGATTAGGCACTACAACCAAATTAAAGATGCTGACGGAAGAAAAGGGTCTTCCAGAATCAATGCATCAACAGGTGTGGGAAGACAAGCAAAAAGCGACCCTTAAAATACTCGCAGACTTCCCAAAAAACTATGTAGCGATTGACATAATGCAGACCCTCAAGGAAAAGGGCTGGCGGATTGCCGTTGCTTCAAATGCCATACGAGACACCGTGATAACGGCGCTTGACGCAATCGGGGTACTTAAGTATGTGAGTTACATTATGAGTAATGAGGATGTAAGGAACCACAAGCCACATCCAGAGATGTACTGGCAGTGCATGGTCTCCCTTGATGCAGCACCAGCAAATACTATAATTATTGAGGATTCACATGTCGGCAGAGAGGGGGCGCTCAGTTCTGGAGCAAACCTACATGCAATCAAGAATGCTGATGACCTTAGTAAAGAGCGTCTAATGCGCTTCGTTAACGAAATTGAAACAAGGGGCAAAAAGCCTGTTGCATGGAGGAATGAAAAGATGAATGTTTTAATACCAATGGCAGGTGCTGGTTCCCGCTTTGCACAGGCTGGTTACACGTTTCCGAAACCATTGATTGAAGTCAACGGAAAGCCAATGATTCAGGTTGTTGTCGAGAATTTGAATGTGGATGCACACTTCATTTTCCTAGTGCAAAAAGAGCATTACGAGAAATACAACCTAAAACAAGTCCTAGGTCTGATAAAGCCAGGATGCGACATTGTTCTAGTTGATGGGATGACAGAAGGCGCTGCATGCACAACCCTGCTGGCATCAGGACTCATAGATAATGAAGAACCATTGTTGATGGCAAACTCCGACCAAATAGTTGACTGGAATAGCAACGAGTGTTTGTATGCATTTGGTGCAGAAGGGGTAGACGGTGGAATCCTTACCTTCAAGGCAACCCATCCAAAGTGGTCTTATGCAAAGCTTGGTGGTGATGGTCTTGTTTCTGAAGTGGCAGAGAAGAATCCAATATCGGACAATGCAACCGTCGGTATTTACTACTGGAAGCATGGCTCTGATTATGTTAAATATGCCAACCAAATGATTGAAAAAGACATTAGAACAAATAACGAGTTTTATGTCTGTCCAGTATTCAATGAAGCAATTCAAGATGGGAAAAAAATTCGGATTAAAGAAGTTCCCAAGATGTGGGGCATTGGAACACCAGAAGACCTCAATTACTACTTGGAGAACAACAAATGAGTAAGGACAAAGAAGACTATCTAGGCATGCAGAATGCATACTATGACGAGTATGCGGCAAAGTGGTCTCTTGATTTCAGAGACCCTGTAGTTGGCTCATATGACGCCCACAACAACTGGTCAGACTACGACAATTTTTTGTTCAAGGATTTTGACACAAATGGTCTTATTGCTCTTGAATACGGATGTGGCCCCGGAAGGAATTTGGTTAAGTTTTCAAATCGTTTTGCACGGGTTGATGGGATAGATATTTCTCATGTAAACATTGAGAAGGCAAGAATGAATGTCAAGGCAAACGCTATTGCCGAGCCTAATCTTTATGTGACAAGCGGTGACAACCTCTCCTCCATCGCTGACGATGTTTACGATGTGGTATTTGCCGTAATTTGTTTTCAGCATATTTGTGTCCATAAAATTAGATTTGACATCTTGACCGACATCCACAGGGTTCTAAAAAAAGGCGGGAAGTTGTGTTTCCAGATGGGATACGGCGGCAAGGGTGAAATTCCAACTGCTGATTATTACGACAACAACTATGATGCTGGAAGCACAAACGGCCACTCGGATGTAAGCATCCAAGATGAGCGAACACTTATCGAAGACCTTGTGGAAAAAATTGGTTTTACAAACTACAAGTCAGACATACGTGATACTGGCCCTGGTGATAATCACAAAAACTGGATATGGGTTCAGGTGGAAAAATGATTTACATATCCCACAGAGGAAATTTAAACGGCCCAAAGCCAGAACTTGAAAATAGCCCGAAGTACATAGAGGATGCAATAGCCAGTGGCTTTGATGTTGAGGTTGACCTATGGGCGAATGATTCTGGACTTTTTCTCGGACATGACGGACCCCAGCATTCAATACCAAAAGAATGGCTGATTGATAGAACCAACCAAATATGGATTCATTGTAAAAACAAAGAAGCATTAAGTTTTGCAATGCAATATGATTTGCATTGTTTTTTCCACAATACAGACGACTACACGATTACAAGTAAGGGTCATGTTTGGGCATTCCCTGGGAAGAAGGCAACTTCAACCAAATGCATTAAAGTGCTTCCAGAACTTTCTTGGTGGGAACTTGACTCTGATTGGAAAATTCAATATTCTGGTGTTTGTTCAGACTTTGTTGCAGAGTTAAATAAACCTAAATACAAATTATCTGAATCACCCGTATTGAAGACAATTGACTATGAAAAACATTTTGTTATCGGCACACCTCTAGTTGCATGGAAATGTGATGCCAAGGAGCACATGAACTGGATGGCCGATAGGGCTGAAATTTGCAGAAAGTTTCCCAATGTTAAATGGTTCGCTTCATTTGAATTAGATAATCGGGGAATCGAACCTTTCGCAGAAGTAATAGAAGCACTTAAAGAAGTAAACGGAGACTATTGGACTTTTTCAATAAATGATATGCAGGCCAAAGTTGAATCTGGCAATAGGTGGATTCGCATAGAAACTGGCAGAAATCTAATTAGAGAGTTTGCTCAAAGAAACAGAATAACAAGTGGTCATCACTGGGGCGAAGATTGCACTGAATTGAACTATGGGGTTGCAAATTACTCAGCGGTTCTATACATAGATTCAGATATGTCAATTGACTCAGTTGCCATTGAAAAAATGCTTGAAGTAAACAGACCACTAGTTGGAATGGACGTGCCTGCATACTGTCTTTCTGGTCCAGTGGTTAGTGAAAATCCAAGGATAGAAGAACACTGGAACACTGCAGGGGCGCTACTTGTAAATGCTCCAGCCTTTTACGACCTGCCGTGGTCGCATAATGCATATCTAAACCTGAGTGACGACCCAACCTTTCAGTCAATGGCGGAAAGACTTCTGCGCAGGGAAGGAACGGAGAATCTAGACACAACATACGGCATGACATGGGTCAGAAAAGATGGGGAAGCAAAGCATCACGGAAGGCTTGAGCCAGTAGAAAAAAGAAATATAGCCGACAGGTCTATTTAATCAGCCAAGAATAGATTGGTCAAATACCCCAAAGTCGTTATCGTCAAGAAAAAAAGTTATTGCATCAACAGTTGAGTGTAGCAATGTGTAGCCAGCAGGTTTTGCAGGTTCCATAGCATAGTAAACAGCAGAACTGCTTTGACCAGAACCAGAAACACCAGGAGTGCTTGCTGTTAGGGTTCTCACCATGATAGACCATTCGTCGCCCTGCCACAACGGGCTGACAAGAACTGCTGCTTCCTCTCCAATAACTGCTCGTGCAGCATTTTTAAGCGCCGCACGCGTACCAGCGCCCATACCGTACATTCGTGTGGATATTTGTTTGCGGCTAAAATCAACACCACCCTGAAAAACTTCTTGGTAAGCACCAGCAGGTACAGTAATTTCTTCAGTACCAGCATCAAACATCCGCGCTGGACGCACGTAGTACGTGTTGGACTTGAAGTTGGTGCCATATTCATTGCCGTTGAGGAAACCCTGGGTCCGCGCGGTGTTGTCGCTGTATTCAGAAGAACTCCAATGGATTTCGGTCGTAAAACCTCCAACTGCGATTCTGTTGAGATACATCTGATTCAATTCATCACTTGACGGTAAAAACCAATCGGAAAAACCGCCATATGTATAGTCGGAGGCATATGCTGCGGCAGAGCTTGCAGCCACGTTCCCCGCCTGTGCAACGATGTCTATCGTGTTTTGAGCACCTGTCCCAATTGCAGTACCTTCAGCACCAGCAACTGCTGAAATTCGGTTTGAGTTAACAGCTGTTGCCCAAGTTCTAGTTACATAACCGCTAACTGGTGCTGCTTCAAAGTACTTACCAGTAGAGTTTCCTGCCGTAGAAGGGGTGATGAATATGTTCCCACCAGCCGGACCGGTATCCCCAATCTCATATGTAGTCAGAACTGTTTGCTGGGCAAGTGAAGGAGAAACAAAAATACCGTTTTTAATCAGACTGCCAATAAACATTGATGCCCACGGCATGTAGTTTTCATCCATAACATCTGGATTGGTTAATGAACTCTGAAACTGATTATAAACTGGAGAATCAATTTGATTCTTAAGCCCCACAGACAACTCGTCATATTCGGTTGGGAGTATCTTTATGTAATCCTTCATCGCACCCTCTGCGACAGATGTCAGACTGTGCCACAGTTTCATGAACGGAAATGAAGGTCCAGATTGTTGTTCATCAACTTCATAATAGACATCTGGAAAAAACTTTTTTCCGTATGTGAAATAAGTGTTATCCAAAAATGGTTTGTCATAAACCAAATGCGGCATTGTAAATCTAACCACCTGACTGTTGTGTTCAGATATGACGATTCTTATCCTTGCATGCGCAATGGGCTCATTTTCATCTTCAAATTTAAACACATTTGAAAAGCATGCAGTCCATTCGCCAGCCGAAAGCTGTGTTGTTATTGGAGTGACAGATTCATGGTCATTGTCCCAATTGTAAAGATATATTTGAACATTTGCTGGGTATGTGCTATAAAACATGGCATGAAAAACAAAATCCTTTTCAAGCACTGCATTTGGGATTTCAATAATAGGGCTTTGAAATGTGTAGGCTTCAGAAATTGGGTTTCTTAATGAAAGAACATATCTACTTGAGTGTCTTAGGTTTGTTGTTTCCAGACTCGTAGTAGTCGAGGCATTAAGGAATTCCCAGTCGTGAATGTAGCTGGCTGCAGTATATGTTTCCCCGTTTGTATTAGATGAATACAGACCAGTAAAATCAGACAGGAAGTTATAATCAATCACGAAAACCCTCCGACGTTGAATTCAATATTCAAATTCTCGTCAGTTAAGTACGGAAGGTCTCCCTTTTTGTTAAATAAAAGATTTCCAGAGCCAGCATCAAGCTCCATGTCGGCAGAACTTAATTCCATTCCTGAGACATATAGTACTGATGGAAGTTTTGACAAGATTCCAATCAAACCATTTTTTCTAATGGCAGGTTCAGAATTTGGGAAATATAGTGGATTCAAATAATCTTTAAGTGCTGTTGCAATTGATGTTGATGCAGTTGTAATAGACATTGAATTTTCAATTGCAACGGACGCGCTTACTTCTGGATAAACAATTCTTGAACCAAGAACCTTGACCGATAAACCGGCAATTGATTTATCAACGATGTCTCGCTGGATGGCAACCTTTTGCAGGATGTTCAGCGAAGCGCTATTTCCATAGACATATGCGGTTGTGTATCCTGGGGCCGCATCTCCAGAAATCGAGTCATCAAGCTCTCCGTCCGTCAGGTCATAAACCTTCACCCGCCTCACCTCTGGATACGATGATGCAATATATTTTTCAATCTGATTTGCACCCACAAGAGCCTCGCTTAATGAGGCAAGAAAGGTGACACCTCGTGCAAGGTATTCTCCGTCATCTTCTGGCTCGTCGCCTTGAATAAAGTCGTTTTGTGCTGTTACCGAATTAACCTGTGCATTTAGGTTTAAAACAGTTAAAGAATCTCCAACAGTAACAGTCGGAACTGTTCCCACGTCAATAGCCATTAGTTTTACGAGCGCAGTTGGTAGCGGGGTTGCTGGCACTGCTTCTGGGTCTTGAATCACATCATCAATGGTTACGGTTCCGTCAACTTGGTAATAGGTTGTTATCACTTCTCCGAAAATTGATGTTTCGTGAACAAACGTAGAACCGACCGGTATTGTCGTTCCGTTATAAGTTAATAATTCAATGCTTACAGTCAATGTTGCATTGCTTCCATTTTTTCTCTGCATCCCCATCATTCCAAGGACACCCTCCATCAATCTATTGGGGAGAGCATTGATGTGCCCTACAGAAAGGGCGGTCATGTATGCCATTGCTTGGAAGATTGAGTCTTCAATCGTTCCAACCCTCAGTTCAAACTGCGGAATATTCATTTGTGCAATTTCAACAGCATTCAAATAGATTTCACTAGGCTGTTTATCGTAAATACGCATATTTACATATGGGGAGAAGTCAGCAGGCATTTTTACACCGTTCTATAGGAAACATTGAGGAATGTTGAGTTTGATGAACTTGTGACCTCGGTGTCAACATTGGTGATGACAATCTCTGGGATGAACCGTGAAGCTTGGACAATAAAACTGCCACGGTCAATATTCCTGTACGAAGGGTCAAATACGCCAAACTGTGGTTTTAGAGGGTGGGTTCCTGGTTCCGTTAAGGCCGTGAAGCTAATGAGTTGTCTGAAGTAAGCATCTGAACCGTCGGCATGCTTTTGAAAGCCGGTCGAATCAAATCTTACTGGAAATGCGATTGTGTCCATTATGCGTTCTCCAAGGCGGCGATGCGTTGAGCAAGTGATGTCACCTGTGCCTGAAGTGATGCCACTGTTACTTTGGTGGCAAAAACATCAGCAGATACATTAAGTTTACCAATAATTACTGCTTCCTCAATAGTATGACCCAGAAAACCAACAACCACTGCATCAAGTAGTTTTGGTGGATTATCTTTTGTTGAGTTAAGGAATCTGATTGAGTGAAGAGTTATTTTCATGTCACTGACATATACGGAGCATCTAAAGTCCGCTGAAACAGCCTTGATTTGACCAATAAAAAGACCTCCACCAAGGGACGGGAACTGTGCCCCATTCGTGTAATTTATATAGTCTGGTATTCGTTGATTTGACATTTCAACCTACTGTATATGGAGGGAATGGCGGGCTGGATGTTAATCCTGTCTCGCCCTCACGGAGGAACGGAATAAGTATTGCAGGTCCAATCTGGTCTCCAGTAGCAGGGAATAGTGGTCCAATCGGTAGTTGAACAACATCTTTGGGGTCTCTCTCTGGAGTTATGAATGAAATAGAAACCGGATTTGGGGTTAATTCCTCAAAATCAACAGACTGAATGAGATAGTAACCAGTGAACATTGGTATTCCATCTAGATAAACAGTCATCCCAGGTCTAAGGGAAGTCCCATTTGTTCTTGTAATTGTTGCGCTTCCTCGTGCCTCTAGTGGGTCGTTGTCTGATTTGGTGACCTCAGGCAAGGAAAGTAGTTCAAAATCTTTTCCAGCCTTACCAGGCACGAGGGGAATAAATTTTCTTGTTACTTGAGTTTTTATCTTTTTTCCATTTTTATCAGTTTTCTCAGCATTAAAAACAATTGTGGTTGTTCCCCATTTTGCCAAAAGCCACTTCATTGATGCAAAATACAAAGTTCCATCAGCCTCAAAAATCTTAAACTTTGCACTGGCCGCCAAATCTCCAAGAACACTCCAAAGCGAGTCGGCAGCGGTGGTTCCACTAGCTTTATTTATTTTTACTGACTTTGATGTTTCTTCACCAATGAATTTAAGGCCATACTTTAGTGCTGCTGCCCTAGCAAATGCAGTCCCACTAGAGCTTGAAACTGCACCTGGGTTTTTATCTCGCTTCATCTGCTGTATCGCCTTGGTACGACATTTGACATTCCAAATTGGGTTATACCCTTGGCTTTGAGAAACCGATACTTCTGCAATCTCAAGTTTTAGTGTTATGTATTGTATTTTCGCAGTTCCATCTGCATTGAATTCTGATGAATCAATTGATTTCGTCGTATACAGAACATCTGTTGTTATTTTGAAATAGTTATTTTTAGCAAACATAAACCCAGTATCAAATATGTTTAAACTGAGTTCGGTCACCATGTCCATGCTGTAATTAACTTGGCAATCCAGTACTGAACTGAGAATATCTTCCATGACACCTTTTGATAGGTTGCCAATTTGTATCTGTATAGGGTCTTGTTCAAAACTCATGGTTATCTTAGTAGCTGGTCTAGCGTCAGCCATTCATTATTTATTTGTGTGCATGGAAGTTTGCATGTTACTGGAGGACATTTTTGTTTTGCACAAACAGTGATTGGTGGAATATTTACAATATCAACCTGCTCAATTGGGCATTCTTGCAATGTCATGGTGCATGAAGCACGGGAAATTTGATTAGGCAAAGATGCTTCGGTTGGACCCTGATTTGAAGGCGGCGTACGTTGTACTGACTGAACAGCAAAATCGGTTATTACAAATTCAACGCCACGACCCTGTGTGTACAGTGGGTATCTTAACTCTTTTGAGAAAAAAGTGTCCATATTTAAGAAAGACACTGGATATGGTGCAGTGGCCATCTGTCTCAAAAGATTAATCTTCTCGTCAACAGAGAAATACAAACCAAATCCGTCTCTTGGTTGTGCAACATCAGTTGATGTCTTGTCAACTAACTCAAATGTAAACGATACTTTTAGTAACTGAAATCCAGACCAATCTACAATTGGATGTCTACCAGTCCTGTTTATTTCAGTCCACACCGAACTAAGGTTTGAGTAGGCTACATCTTTTGGTGCGAAAGGGAATACAAATCTTCTTTCGGTTGGAACCAATGTCTGAACCTTTGAACCTGTTGAATCATCAGTTACTTTGACATACTGATACTTCTGAACCAGTTGTGGCTCAGTACCCTCGGCTTTTGGTGGTGGCTGGTAGCCGATTAAACCACGTGTAATGGGGATTCTTATTGTAGTTGGCTTGGACGGAACAGAGCCACCTCCCGTAGTTCCAGCACCTCCAGTATTTGAGTTCTGTACCGCTCCAGCAAATAAAACATCAGCCCTTGCATTTGCACGTGCGACGGCAGTTGGTCTCGGTATGCCCTGGGAAACAAGCAACTTTATTCTCGCTTTAATAAATTGTTCTTTAAATTTTGTTTTTGCTGTTTGAAAACTTATTTTTTCAGTAGCCATTATTGAGTTAATGAGACGAGTCACATTAGTCGTTGTTATTTGCGTAACGGCTTGCGGGATTGTTACACGAACGCTCGGTGCCGCCTGATTGGCTTCGGTTTCAGAAACATCCACTTCTTCATCTGCATTTATTGAAATAACCACAGGTGACGTGAACACCCTTGCAAGATTGTCTTTACTTCTTATCCCGCTCATTCCCTCAACATTAAAATTAACCAACCAGTTATCATTCCATGTTTTTCCAACAGCAAATACATATCCAGGCAAGGTTGTTATTGAGTCAACAATTTTGGCCTTAATAATTGAGTTGTAGTAATCTCTCCATTGATTTGCTTCTGAAAGCGTGTTATATGCACCAAGATGCTTCCCGGATGCTGGTTGATAAATCGCTGTATTTTCTAAACCAACAGAAGAAAAACGCCCCTCCGATGTGGCTGCTGATTGCGTCTGCGAAGTCCATGCTCCGCTGGATTTCTCAAATTTATATTTTGGATAGACAATGTACTTGCCAACAAACTGGGCACCAGCACCACTGGTCCAGTCCTGTACCGTCTGAACACCATCGACCGTACCAGTAGCAAATGTTGCCTTTCCTGCATTCATGTACTGTTCTAGGTCTAGATTTGGTGCAACAGCAGCAGGGACGTTTGGGGCAACTGCTACTTGGGACGAAGCTGCTTTCCAGTTTGAAATCTGCAAATAGTCAGTTTGTGTAATCACTATTGGTAACAGTGTTGCTGGTTGCTCTGGGTCAGAAACATTTTTAATGGCATAGTTGCTGTAGACATAAAGACCAGAGGTTTGACCAGGGTATGTGAACTGAGTTCCAGGAGTGATTGTCTTTCCGTTTACATTGATAGATGACCATTCATACAATAACCCTAAGTCTCTTGTCGGATATAATTTTGCTGCTGTGGCACTCTTCCCATAGGCGCTAAAAATTGTCTTTGAATATGGATTGAATAGAGCGCTGCTTCCAGTTGAACTTTTGATTGGCCCAGTTGACGTTACGGTACCTTCTTGTATATCTAATGCATTTGGGTCATCCGACCAGTAGTAGTCGAAACCTCCGTAATTGGAAACATGTACACCTTTTGGACTTCCACCAGAATTTCCAAACCTTACACCTGTTGCAAAACTTGCACCGAGCATAAACTGACCCATTCGATATGTGTCAATAATCGCATTATTATCAGCAACCAATGGAAGATGCAGAATATTGAACTGAATACTCACCAGAGGTCCAGTTGAACTGCCATTTGGGCTGAGCACTGGTCTAGGAGTATTTATGTTGTCATACCTAATTGGGTCGCATTCAAACAAAACTGGGAGCCAAAACTCCAAGACCTCAAGTGCCTGTGCTTGACCAGTTAGGTATTTAGTTTGAATAACCTTCTTTTTATACTGAACCGTTTTGCTAGGTTCGGTTACTGCCAGCCAAAGCGATTGACTTCTGCCCCATTTTTCAGTGACGGTCGTTCCTGCTGGAGGGGCGAAGCTCGGATGCAATACGTGCCAGTTTGATATTTTTTCTGGTGTTGTATACAGGAATTTTCCAGTTATGTTGGCAACATTGGGAGCGCGTTTTGTAGTCCAAGCAACCATTACGACCTCTGTCTTTGATTATCTTGCATGAGTTTTATTTTTCTCATTGTTAGGGTTGCAATCTGTTCTGCCGTAGCATTCGGACCAGCTTCAACATTTATCGTGTAGTTGTTATTTGTATTTGCAGATGTGCCACCCTGACTCCTACTTGACATTCTTTTCGGAACCATCGTGTCACCAACGCCCGGACCTGGAACAACATGGAGATGTCTGTTTGAATTGACGCCGTGGAACTCTGCAAAGCCACCATTGGCATGCACCATCTTAGAGTAAGCACCAAGGTTTTGACCAGTAAGGTCATAAGCGCGACCCATAACATGGTCTGAGCTTGGAGAACCAAGACCAGTCGTCCTATAGGCAGATGTAATTGTTCTTTTGCCAACAAGCGCACTGTCCATCATGCTGTGACGACCAAGTGTTTGGGAAAGTCGTGACGAGGTTGTATCGCCGATTCCTTTTCCTCGTGGTGAGGATGTGTCCATTATGCCGAGCATTTCCTTGAATGCTTCCTTGGTAAACCATTCTGGCGTAGTGGCTTCAGATGTAAAGAATGCTTTGTACTCGCTGATAAATCCATCAAAGACAGCCTTTAGGTCATCTGGCATATTTGCTATCTCACCGAGACTAGAAGCCATATCCTTATCGCTCGCAATTTGCTGAAGCCCAATCGCTCCAGCGGTAAGTGATTCGTCGTAGGCTTTTAGTCTTGCTTCAACTTCTGCAATTTTGGTCATATCAACACCAGCGAATAGGTCTCCAGAAAGAAGTGCTCCTTCAATCTTTCCTGCGACATTTGGGTCAAGTCTTGAGAGTGCTCCACCGAACATGTCGGCATTTACTGCATATCTATTTTCACCTTCACCAGTTCCAGTGAGAAGTTGATTGTTGACAAATCCAGCAAGATTCTTACTTGTTTGCAGAATTGCATCATTCGTATATTGAATCATTGTCTGACCACCGGTTGAGCCAAGAACCTGCTGTTCCTTACCGTATAGGTAGCCCTTTGCACCACCCTCCTGTTGTCCATATGCCGTACCACCCACACCATAAACTTCTTGGAGTTTCAATGCTCCACGAAGTCCACCGCCTGCGAGTGCTTGAGAATCAACTGCAATGTCCCTAAAGAATGCTGCAATATCTGAATCACCAGCGCCACCCACGTCAAGCAGGTCTCTAAATGCAGCTGCTTTTTCGTTCAAGATTTTTGGTGCTTCCATTGTCTTGATTGCTTCATCAAACTTTGACAATCCATTGACAAATACATCGGTCTGCATCCCGCGCATCTCAGCGCCAGTCTTAACCATTGTTGCACCAAGTGTTTTGAGTGTCTCCGTAAATGAAACCGTAGGGTCCATCAAGTTGAAGTCCATGGTTCGAGCAAGATTCTCGATTTCCATTTCAGACATGCCCATTATCTTTTGAAGTTCTGTAAGCTTCTTCTGGTAATCGCCAGTTAGTGCTTGACCAACTATGTTTTGATTCTGTTCAGTTCTCAATGCATAATCAACAGCAGACTGTGGTTGCTTGAGCATTTTTGAGTATTGCTCTTGGTCAACAGATATTCCGTATGAACCTTGATTGCTGTACATGTCCTTTACAAAATCAGTCGGGCTGATATTTCCGCCCTGTACTGCGCGAGCCTTATTTCCAATGGCTCCAATTTGTGCAAGATACTGCGGCATCACCTGAGCAATAGCAGACTTGCCAACACCTTGTTGATTTGAAATAGCAACTCCAGCGACCCTAAATTGATTTTGCAGGAGTGATGTAAAGGCTGCTTTCATGACTCCAGCAGAGTCTTCTTTTTCCTTCTTTACTCTGTTGAAAACTCCCTTTATTCCTCCAGCGATAGCACCAACCACAGTTCCAACCGCAGTGCCAATTCCAGGTGCAATCATCGTTCCAATTGCAGCACCAGCGGCAGCACCCATTACGGCTCCACCCTTGCCAGTTCGTGCATTCATTGCAGCACCACCAAATCCAACCGCCGCTCCAGCAAATGGATTAATCATTGCAATTGACGAACCAAGAGCCATTGAGCCTTGAGCGCTCTCATCCATCTTTGAGGACAAGAACTGCATGCCAAGCGCTGTACCCATCGTTCCGCCCATTGAGCCAGCAAATCCTTTTTGGCCTGTTTTGGAGTTACCCAATACAGAAGAGCCCAAACGACTTGCTCGAACTCCACGCGTTCCAGTTTTGATGTTTGAAATCGCTCTTCCGAAACCAGTACGTGGTTCAATTGGCCCGTTGGCACCGATATTTGAAGTTGGTGATAACCAGTTGTTGTAGAAAGAACCATTGTAGAACTTGTCTGCACGACTACCGAAAACACTCGTTCCGGGGCCATTCAGTTTATTTGAAGACAACTTCCATGGAGCGCGACCAGGAGTTGGAGTTCCATCTGGACCAAGATAGCCAGAGCGCGCGATTTGCCTATCACGCATTCTGTCTGCACCACGACCAAGTGCTCCACCAAGACCAGTATTTGCTCTAGCAAACATTCTGTCAAAACGAGATTTTGTTGCTCCGTCACCAACGTAACCAGTTGCTCCCAGAGTCTGACCCTCACCAATGCCTCGGTAGAATCTTTCCCTTCTATTAATTATTCTTCCGTGTGCAGTAAAGCGCTTTCTTCCTTTTTCATCTGTCCTGTATTCTGCTGGAACATATACGCCACTTCTAAATTCTTTTCCAGATGCCCTTAATTGCGCTTGGTCAACTGGACCCGTCCCACGACCACCATAGACATATCTTGGATTTTGGCCACCGACATTTTGTTGCAGAAGTTCTTGACCTTTATATTTACCGCTACGGATTAGGTATCCACCATTGGGTCCACGTGTCGCAGCACCACCAGCAGATGCTCTGGAACTGCCACTAGCGACGCCTGCAAGCGTTGTAAGAGCCGTTGAAGCCATTCCTGCTGCACCAGCAACCGATGTCATTGCAGCAGGCACACCGCCAGAGGCGAAACCAGGTGCTGCTCCAGGTGCACCTCTTCCGGGTGTAACACCGGGATATGGGCCGCCACCATGCGTCGGAATCATCCCACGAGTTACGGTTCCACCAGTTCTTGTCGTTGCTGTCGTGTGTCCAGCCACACCAGGTCTTCCGTAAGTTGCTACTGGCTTACCATTGATATTGACTACACCAGCAGTGAGGTTCATATTTGCTGCTTCACGGATTCCACTCATGCTTGTTCCAGAAACAAAACCACCAGTGGTCCCCTTCATCTTCTTGCCGTAGGTAACCAAACCAGCAAGGAGCATGAAGTTTCCAAAGCCTTTTCCACCCAAAAACTTCTCAACCACACCTGTTATTTTTTTGAATCCACCCAAGAAACTCGTGAAGTGTTCAATGAGGGTGGTTACACCATCAATGACTTTGTTTATAAATGGAAGCGACTCAAAGAAGATTAATCTGACCTCATTACCGTATTCCATGACTTTCACAATAAGATTTCCGACGCTTGTGCCAAATTGCTCAAAGTCTTGTCGATATTTTTGGAGTTCCTTATTGAAGTTTCCAAATTTGCTCTTTAACTGTTCCCAAATTGGAATCATGACATTCTTGAGCATGCTTTCAATTACCCTGGCACCCTCCTGCAGTGGTCGCAAGCGGTCAACCATGTCTTTCCAGCCGTCCGTAAACCTGTCCCACCAATTGCCAAATCTTTCAAACATTCCTTGCGCTGCAGGTAGATATTTTCTGATTAGTTTTACTGTTCCATTTGCAAGTTTTTCAACGACTACTGAAATCTTGTCAAGAAACCCGCTGTTAGCAAATGTCCCAAATTCAACAGACAAACGTTGAAGCGTTGCCTTTAGGATTGCTCCAACTTGTTTGAATTCATATTTAACTGGCTCAAGGAACTGTTGTCCAAAGTCAGCAAATTCGTTTTTGAGTTGTGTAAATAAACTTTTTGCTTGATTGATTAAAGTGCTATTAACTGCTTCAAACTGGCCGGCAACTCCACCAAGTCTGGCGAGCTCGCCGCTTGTAATCGCTTCAACAAGACCAGCCTTACCTTTCTTTGAACCACCAGCTTTCTCATACTCCTCAAGAGCCTTCTTCATCTGCGGTCCAAGCGCTTGAGCCGCGGTCTTTATTGACGCATAAGAACCTTTTACATTTTGTAGTTCTGCAACCAAGCCGGCTGCGGCTTGTGTCCCGGTTTTGAGGTCTTGACCTGCAGAAGCAAAATCCATCAAGCCCTTAAACATTTTTGCACTTGATGCGTTAAACTTTCCTGACTTGTTTACGATTTGGCCATATGCCCCAACAAGATTGTCAACGCCAACGGCAGCCATGTCGGCATCATGTGTGAGCATTCGCATAGCAAGACGCGTTTGATTTAATCCATTTCCAAGTTCCTTGTGTCCGGTTTGGGAAAATGCATACATGGCTGCTTGGTTTTCCCGCATTGCCGCCGCGGCCGTTCCTGCAGCAATCGCCAAAGCCGCAACACCTGCTGCTGCCCCCTGCATTGCGACTTGATAGGTTTTTGCCAGTCCTTTGCCGACCAAGAATGCACCGTGAACGAGGAGCATTGCCGCGCCCATTCCAGCAATCTCTATAGCCGCCATTTTTGCAGACATTGCTACCAATTTGAGCAGTCCGCCACCGAACATTTTGATGCTCTTATCTAATTGGTCAAAGTGTTTTTTCCACTTGCGAGAACCGTTATTAAGAACATCTGAAGTGGTTTTCCCATAATTCTTGATGTCAGAGACACCCTTGGATGCAAGAGCAGAATTTTTCTTATAATGACGACCTTCGGCACCAGAAAGGCGTTCAAGTTTACGACGAGTTTTATCAATCGCAGCATCGTCCGAGCGGACTTCAATTTTGATTGTAACTTTTTCGTCAGCCATTTACTGCCCCAAGAAAAGGTGAATGGCCACAGGAGTTGCTATTTAGCCCGGTTTGCCTCGGCCTCACGGTCGTCTGATATAACTTTACCACAAGCGAGACGAATGAGCCATTCCTCGTCGGTGCAATTCAGCAATTTAATTGGGTCAGTTCCAAATAACTCACCCAATCGAGCAGCTGTTACAACTCTGGAATCTTCGACTAGCTCGTCAAAGATTCCTTCGTAGGGTCCATGGCCTCAATCGTGTCACCGAATCCAGATGCATCAAGAATTGCAACTGCGGCCGCTTCTACGTGTGGGTCTAAACCAAAAAATGCACGAACTGCTTCTGGGATTGGACGGGTTGTATCTGTCATCTTCAAAACCGCTGGAGATGCAAAGTTCAATCCGTATCCATCTTCATCATTGACTTCTTCGTCATTAAACAAGATTCCATCAGTCGTATGACCAATTACGTAACAAGCAAACTTTGTTCCGTCCATGCCCTGACGGCTGTCTTCTCCGGCTTGCTTTCTCCAGCCTTTTACTTGCGACTGTGTGATGTTTGGGCTAATGCGGAGTTTTACGCCCTTGCGCTCTGGAACATCAATGTAAACATCGTCGCGCTTGACTTTTGCAGCAATTGTTGCGCTGAGTTTCTCAAGAACGGTTGGCTCACCATTGGCTTTTGCACGAGCTTGTTGCTTGACTTCCTTTGTTTCAGGAGATACTTCTGAGTACAGGTCGTTATTGGACATGTGTGATGTTCCTTTTGGTATATGGGTTGATTAATAGGCAAACTATCACCATCAGAACCAATGCCAGTGGAACTATTCCTACTGCTCTATGAGACCCCGTCAGTACGGGGTGATGATTAGTTTGTTGCTACGTTTACGTCGCTGACCGAGAAGGTCAGGGCGAAGGTTGCAGGAGCACCAGATGACGAGTCACCGTCTGGCTCAGTCAGACCAACGAGGAGGGAACTCTTGTATACGCGGTCAGTTCCACGAACCTCAAGGTCACAGTCGTAACGCTTGATGTTGATGTCGTAGAATGCCTGTCCGACAAGGGCGCGAAGTAGTGAAATCTTCTTTGCCAGACCATCAGCGCCAGTCGATGTAATCATTGCATCGTCGTAGTGTGCGGTCAATGTGATGTCACCAATTTCTGCAGGTGCGCAAAGAACTGTTGGGCGCTTTGCTCCACCTTCGTAAATCTTTTCTACAGAGGCTGTGATTTCCCCACCTGATACTTGAGCGAACTTGAATCCCTCAAACTGAGGATTGTTCGTGTCCACCGGTGCGATGTCGGCGAGAACTTGCCTTTGAGCTACTTTTGCCATTACTTACTCCTCTGTTTATCAGACAACTGATGTGGTGAGATTTGATTTGATGATATTCACTTCAATCTTGTCACCAACGCTGGATACTCTTACTCCAACGCGGGCTTTGATAAGACCAGTTGCAAGCTGGCTTACTGGATTGAGCGATGAGTCGCATTTGACTGTGTAACCGTAGTCAATTCTTCTTCCGTTTGCATCAAATGCTTCATAGAGAGCGCCAGAAATTCTTGCGGCCTCAAGAACTGCAATCAGTTTTGCTTCAACAGAAGCGAACGAGTTGTTACGTCCGTCAATAGTCGAGAATACCACAGACTCAAGAGTCCGATTACCATCAGTTACGATTCCGTTTACAATATCTTGTGAAGTGATGTAGCGGAAGTTCGTCGTGTCTGGGGAAAGTGAACGTGCACCATAAATGCGAACCGTGTTTTGAATAACGCGGATTGCATTTACGCCCTCATCATCAAGAAGGTCTCCGTTTGCTTTGTTGATGTCTGTGACAACACCATTTACGAACACTGCCTGCGAAAGCAGACCAGCATAAGGAACATGGGCACCAGCCGTATTGTGTGCTGCTGAACGCTTACCAGCAACATATCCGTCTGCTGGAATCAAACGATTAATTCCAGCAACTGTCGTTGGTACATAAACCCATGGGTAGTACAGGGCGACATGCTCTGTGTGCTCATAGGTTCCAGAAATGGTTTGTGCCATTGAGATAATTTCGCTCTGTGTATCGTCTGATGCACCATGAAGGATTGCAACTCGATTGTAGGTATTCGCATGAGTAATCAGAGCCTGATAAACAGTTGGTGATGCATTTTCTGGACATGAAACTGCACCAGTTCCAAGTGCATCGCCAAACAGGGTGAGTCCACTGGAATAGTCGGTGGCGACAACAGAAGCCCTGTCATCGTCTCCAGCCGAGAATGGAGAAAGCGTCAAGTTCGTTACAGGTGTAATGGTTGTTGTTCCGGTAGAAGCAATTACATATTTGCTGGCTACTGGATGTGAGTTGATTTTTCCAACTGCGATTTCGTTTGACGAGCAGTTGAATGTGTTCATCAACAATTGGTTACCAAGATACAGTTTGACGGTGAATGTGCTTGCTGCCGTTCCAACTGATGTAGTAACAGATAGCTCATCACTCCATGCTCCAGGGCCATTAGCCTCAAGGGCAATTGCAACGCTACCGCTGGTGCTTGCGATGTTCTTGAATCCAGTTGTTGCAGCATTGCCAACAACACGTGCGATGTAGCACTGTGTGCCGCCTTCTTCAAAGAAGGTTTCAACTGTTGGGTGAAGATATGCATAAGAAACGTATCCACCATAAATGTCTTCAAATTCCTCAATACTTGAAACCTTGATAGCAGCGTCGTTTGGACCACGGTCGGCGAGACCAATGAAAAAAGCCTGCGAAGATTCACGGACTGTTGGGCTTGAAGGACCAGTTCGTACTGCTGTTGAAATCACTACACCGGGCATGAGACCTCACTAATTGTTTGTTACAGGCAAAACTCTGCCTCTTGTTCATACGATTGTACCCAAGATTGAGCGTTTATTAATGCAACTTCTAAAAATCATCTTATTAATACTTATGAATTAAAGGTGAGGGAAGCAGACGGGGAAACCGGATTTTGTTTAATGTTTAGGTCAATCGTGTTTACGGTTCCAAGGGTTTCACGAGCAACCACTTCATCAATCGTCAGGTCGTACCCTATGAATGAACCAGCGAGTACTCTGTCGCCCTTTAGGAGGGTCAGGTCCGAGAATTCTTCACGGAGTGTTGTTTCGTCAATTCGAGCCATCCATGATTCACGTAGGTCGGTTGCCTTCATGCATGGGTGGTCTAAAAGCGCAGAACGGACAACTACGGTGAGCCTGTCTCTCATTGTGGTGCACTCATCTGAATACTCGGTTCTCACCCATACATAGGTGCGCATAGAGTAGGTAACCCTGTAGATGGGGTCGTGTTGGTCAAAATCAATCCGCTCAAACCTATTCGTGGACATGACAACGGTAATAATTGTCGGCCAATCGTCAAGCGCTATTGGTTCATAGGATAGATATTTGACGGGTGTTGGCAAGGCGATGTCGTCAGTTTTCCAGCCGTTTCTATATGAAACAAGGCGAATCGGTAGGTCTCGCTCAAGGTAGTTAGTAACATATTGCTTTGCATATTGCGGTCCGTGCATTAAGTCAATCATGGGGTATTCACTTTCCCGACCTTGCCATGAGCCTGATAGTTAGCGGCAATTTGTGCAAGTCTCTTGGCGAATAGTGGTGGCTCAAATACAAGCTTTCTTGCCGCGAGGTTGGTTGTGCCGTATTGATGGAATTTTGCATATTCAATATTTGTTCCAAATTCTGCTTCGTTTCCACCGATGCTATTTGCTGGTCCCTTGAGGCTTGTTAAACTTCTAAACAATTTCCCCGTTCTAACCATTGGTGTCGTTCCGGGATAATGCATTGCCTTCCATTGAAGGGTTGATGCATGAAGCGCATTCCAAGGACTTCCAGACGGAACTCCATTTTGGGTGAAGTTGGCGGAATTCCATGCCTCCAGCCCAGAACGGGCTTCTTTGAATACTGGGGCGAAGTCCTTGCCACGCCTTTTCATGTCAACCATTCGCTTGATTGCTTTTTTCGCATCCACCTTGATATGGATGTATGTAGACCTAGCCATTATGCAATCCGATTTCGCCTAAATTTCTTAAGAGCCACAAGTTCTGTCTCCAAGAATCCAGTCTGCATCGGAGCAACATTTCTTGACTCTAAGTCTTTTATACCAACGACGTCGTCGTGCATGTTTTGCATTTCCCTCGTGGCAGCGCGAAGAATCATTAATTTAAATACTGGAATATTTGTGCCATCAAGACCAGCCGTATAGGTCACCTCAACTGTGTCGTTGGCAAAAGCCCTAAATACATCAATCCCAAAACGGCGAACAACATAGTCAACATCTACTTCCAATGTTTGTGGAACACCATTCATCGGTTTGTAAATAACCTCAGTCACGGTTGCAACTGGAGAGTTTCTGAAATAAATAGTCTGTGGTGGCTCAAGATACGTTGTTCTGTCTACTGGTGAGCCGTAAAAGGAAGAACTGAAAGGATTTGCATTATTAAAGAATGAATCCATCGGGATACCAGTGTCAATGCTTGGGTAGGTATATTCTTCGTTGAAAGTTTCTACCTGAACCGGTCTTCTGAGGTATGCCTCTAATTCGCTTTGAAGTCCTGCCAAGACCAGTTCTGCCGCATCTTGCTGACGGTTCGTCAGACTGATGTCCATATACGACCTAAGTTCAGATAAAGAAACCAACAAAGTCATTGGGTGTCCTTTGTTTATCTACCGAGTCTTGATACTTCGTTCACCCCACGGCGGAGGTCACCGCGTCTGCTGCGAGCAGTTCTACGAGGAGTGCGGAAGTCACGAACGGCATCACGAAGTCTGCCCTGTCTGCCAATGCCAAAAGCACGGCCAACTCGGCGCGTAAGACTGAATCCTTCTTCTCCGCCCATTCCGGGTGTAGGCATGAACCTTCTCCAAACTGTGAATATTTACAGTTCAGATTTTACCACTATTAAATACCTTCAGACCTATCTATCTGGATTTGGCGGTCTCTCAATGACTACTGGCAGTTCTTCTCCAGCGGGAACTTCAATTGGAACCCAAGCCCGAGAATACGTGTGTTGGGGTATTTTTCGCATCTTTATGAGCGTTCCGTCTAGAAGAAGTTCAAGTTCATCAACCCTCATTGAGAGTAGTCGTGAAAAGTCTTTTGTTGAATACGCTTTGGATATTGAAAGTTTGCGAATAATGTTTGAAACGCGACGGACTTGCTGGACACCCCGCCCACGATTGAGCTGAAGGTGCATCATCATTGCTTGAGCAGACGAACAGTCAACATAATGAACCGGAATCTCTTCGCCAACCTTTTCCTTAATGTGGGGATTGCTGGTAGCAAGCAGGAATCTCTGATTCCCATCAATAATCTCGTTTGTTGCTTTTCTCACAATAATCGGCTGAATGAATCCATAGTCGCCTAAGGAAACTGCAAGAGTGAGAAGGTCTGGTCTCAGGATGTGGGTTGCCGCCCATTCTGCCATCTTGAGTTCGCCAACATTTATCATTTCAACTTTCATCTAATACCACCTCTACTATTTCGGTGCTGCGGACAGCATGGGCTTTTGTTCCTGGACCAATCGGTGATGCTGATGTGACGTTGATTTCATTGAGAAGAAGATTGCGAATCAGCCAGTTGATTGGATAAGAAAATGGGTCTTGCATGTGTTTCGTGCGGAACTTTGAAACATACACTCGTGCCCTTCTTTGCATGGTTGGGCCAATAATGTATTCGTCAATAAACTTTCCTGCTCCATCAAATCCATCTTGTGCGTACAGAGCAATAAGGGCTTCAATATCAAAGTCTGGCCACATCCGTCTTTGGGAATCAATTCTTGGGTACACCTCAACCAACCTGTCATAGAACTCAGGTTCCGTTGCAATAACATCACCGATTCTCCGTATTGCAACTGAGTGGAGGGGAATGCCTACTCGTGTGTTGCTTCCAGTCATCGCTGCAACATCGTAATACTCGCAGTATTCTGCACCGTGTTCTTCGGTTATGAATTTAAGAACATCATCCATTTGCCAGTCATAGATTATCTTTGCAAACTTGAGTGGAATCCCTTTCTTCATTTTATACGGAGAAACGATGTAATTCTCGTGCAACTTCTGAACACAAGAACGATAACGAATCATGGATTCATTTGCCCTGACTCCGGTGATAAAAGCAACCCTTCCAGGCTTTCCCTGCATTGTGTAGTAGTCGATTGATTCTGGCAAAGCGGTTTCATGCGTCAAGCCAAAACTGGTTGCATTGATAGCAAATTCTGGCATTGGTCTAACCCACTCACCAAGGTCTTTCCGTCTTTGGCTCCAAAGGATTGCTGATTCACGGCGACCAAGAATCCATACCTCTGCTCCATATGGAAGGCAATACCATTCCAAATCAATCCAGTCGTAGTCACGAATCTTCATTACATAATCAATGACCAATGGACTAACCATTTCCTCATCACGAAAAATAACTTTTACTGGACCCAGCCCACGCTCCTCATGTATCTCTTTTGCTAGATACAAAACTGCAGTTGAGTCTTTACCCCCAGAGAACTGAACACACACGGTGTCAAATGTGTCGTAGACGTGTCTTATTCTGGCACGTGCAGCATCAACGCAACTCATGTCCAAAAATAATCTTTGCCTAGTCATATCCGCCTATAAGTCTCGTGGTGGAATAGGTAAGCCACCACTAGCAATTTTGTAAAAAGTTTTATCATCAATAATTTCAAACGACCATGCATCTTGGGTGAACCCATTATTTATCTCATGTGGTCTTCTATCAATCAATGAGACGAGCCTACATCTCGTAAGCTTTCCATCAACTTGGATATTCACATACCATGTATTAACCGGGTCTCGTGTCTGCCAAATTACGTAAACACAATCTTCCGTTATTCCAGCTCTTGTGATTTTTCCGATTGTTCCCTTTTGAGACACTTTTCCCCAATCTATATTTTAATCTATTATCAGTTTTTCTATCTCTTTTTGAAGTTTTAGTATTTCTGCTTCAAGTTCTAATATTTTTCTGCTTAAAATATTCACTTGCAATTGATGGCAGGCAGATTCGTAAATAAGAGCTGAAATACGAAAATCCTTACTCATATCGCTCACAAGGTTCCTATATCTCGCAATGCTCGTCAATGAAGTTCATCAGTCTTTCTGAAGTGGTGTTCCCATCAATACTTGGATTGCTTCGGAGCCACCTAACAAAGTCATACCAGCGTGACTGCTGTTGAACAGAGTCAAAGACGATTGTGTATTGGACTATCGCATTTGCCGACTTTGAGCCAGTCGCTGCGGTACTTCCTTTTATAGCCAATTCGTTATGGTCAACTTCATCGTTTGCATGAAGTTCTCCGTCTTCTCTTAACTCTTTTACCAACTGAGAGACCGGTGTCTGATTTATTAATGGCGGAGTAAAGGTCGTGCTGGTTGCCAGTTCGCTTTCGTCTATATTTGAAAACTCTTCAATGGCAGCAATCTCAAATTCATCCCATCCAAGGTCGTCAATCAGGTCTGAATACTCATCATTGATTTCTAGAAGCAGTTCCGACAAGAGTCGCTCGTCGGTTTTTCCTAGCTCCATTGTTCTGTTGTCGGCAATCGCATAGGCAATCGCTCGTGCCTCATCGCCATCAATATAGACACATGCAATCTCGTTCCAGCCAAGTCGGATGGCGGCTTCAAGTTGGTGATTACCGGCAATCACTGTTGCGGTTCCGTCTTCGTTCTTGCGAGCGACAATCGGCTTCATTTGTCCAAACTCTCTATATGAAGCCATAATCGCATCAACATCACCACGTCGTGGATTGTTCTCAAGATGGACAAGCGTATCAATAGCTACGGATGAGCCTTGAAGTGACTTGTGGATGTTGCTCACACCTGACTCCTGACATTGGCATTCAATGTTCGCAGTGCATCAATTGACGTGCGAAGAGAAAGTAGTTTTTCCCTCTTTGCCTTGACTAGTGCCTCGGCGACTTTGGCTTCAAATTCTTGGTCTGCAAGTTTGTAGTCAGCCCAAGCTTCGCGCTCTTTAATTGACCCTTTGGCCGAAAGGTATTCTTTGGCCCACTCCCCCTTGAGGCGAGCCTCCTTTTTTGCACTGTCTTCTGCAAGTGTTTCAAATGCTTCCGTATGTTCTTCAAGCAATTCAAGCAAACGGAGCAATTCCTCTTCAATTTCAACTTGACTAATTGGCGCGCTTCGCATGTCTAGTTTTCCTTTCGTAGTTGTTCCAGTGGTGACCAATCTATCGTCTTTAATGCATCTTTATTTACTTGCGGCCAATCAATATTGCTGGTTCCCAAGTGGGTTTTTGCCATTTCCTCAAGAACCCAAGCATCGCATTTATCGTCCCCACCTGGGTTGCTCCATATGATTCCAGTTTTGGCAGAAATTGAAGAAATGACTTCATTTTTTGAGGCATTGCCTTTTCCGGTGGCGAACTTTGCACGGCAGGTTGGGGGAATTACCACATAGGGGATTTCCATCTCAAACAGCAATAAACGGATTACTCCACCCAGTTCTCCAATGGAGTGAGCCTGCGAGTGCCGAGATGCAAAAGAATACCCTTCCATGACAACAGTATTGATAGAAAAGTTGAGTGCTAGTGATGCAACTTTTCTCTGAATATCGCAAAGGCGTTCAGCACCAATGGTTTTCGGGGTAATCACACCTGTTTCGCCATCATGGCAATACCCAGTGGAAGTAAGCGAAAGGTCAAGCGCAAGGATTTTCATCAACTAGAGCATAACCGTCAACATGCAAAAGCCGAGTGAGTCTCCCCACCCGACTTTCGCACCTATAACGGTCCTAAGGAATTCCAGTTTACATTTAGTGAAAAATATATAAATGCAAGTATTAAAAAAGTTTTAGATATATCACCGTTCCCACCCATGCTTTGCCAAACCAAGGTCAAAAGCAAGTTGTGGATAGTTACCGATTCTTGTGTGGCACGGTCTGCAGACTGCTATAACATTATCTGGGTCGAGTATTGAACCACCCTGCGAGCGTCGTATAAGTTCATGCACATCAGTGGAGCGATTTCTCCTGTACGTCAACTTCTCATCATGTTTTGCAAACACAGGACATGCTTGGCACGCTGGATACTTTGCAAGAATTTCCTCAACGAATGGTCGACGAAGTTTGTATTCTTCTTCTTTTTTCTTGCTTCGTTTCCGAATCATATTGAAGAAAGGTCAACTTTGTCAAATTCCCACCTTTTGTCAAGTGCGGCCCAAAGAGCCCTGTCAATAGAGGTCTCCTCAAGGTCGTATTCTTGCAACATTAATCTGTGCTGAACAATTGCTCGTCGGTAAAACGAAACCTCTTCCCAGCCATTGCTCTCCGCAATTGCGCCGGTTTCAATCATTTTCGTAACATCATCAAGGCGGCGCTCAACATGAAACTTGAATCGCTCAATCTTTCTTTTACGATTGCTGTATGCGGCTTCTGATGCCTCAATAAGTTTTGAACCATCACCCCCAAACGATGAGTATCTTTGAGTGTCCGCATCAGACTCGGCGTCAATTAAAACAATTTGATTGTTGAGATTATCGGCTAGTGCAACAAGGGCTGCCTGCCACCTATCCCAGTTGTGTTGCTCCAAGAGGGTATTCCTTTGTGATGGGGAGAGTTTATTCTTAACCTCCTCAGCAACCATTTTTGCAAATGTCTCGTTATCAATTACCATTTTCTCCCTCTTTTCTTTCCAACCCATGCAGGGCATATTCCTTGGTAGGAGCACCAGTCACAAAGTTTTCCAACTTTGGCATCAAACTCCTTGCTTGCACAGGCTTCAGTAATTTCTTTATGTGTTTTTATAATGTCTTGTCTGACATCTTCAATATCTTGTGGTGTTGGCTTGTGTGTAAATTTTACAGCCTCTTTAAGGAATATCAATTCAAGTTCGTCAATTGGTTTTTGTAGTTCCTCGCCAAGCAACATTGCATAAATTGAAAGTTGATACCACTTCTCTTCAAGCCACTTTTTCATTTTTGGTGCTTTACCTGTTTTGTAGTCAGAGATTTTTAGTCCACCGTTTTCAGAAACGGTATAGCGGTCAATAAATCCCTTCAGTACAACACCAGTGGCAATTTCTCCACCAACCTCGTTCTCGACACCACTCGGCTCAACATGCATTGGGTCTTCAATTATCCAAAGGTTTTCAATGCACCACCAAGAATTCCATCGGAGTTGTCTTACGCCCTGCTCTGTGTGAACAATTTGCTCAACTTGTTGCTGCCAATTATTAGTAGCCCAAATATACGATGAAATCTGTTTGGCATTGAGCAGTGTCCTTTCAGCCGCTGGTTGCTTGTACAGATGTTCTAGAACCTCGTGCACGAAAGAACCCATCAACAAGGCTTCGCTGGTGCCTTCTGGGATTTTATCAATGCGACTTAGTTTGTACCTAAGTGGGCATTGTTTCCATGTGGAGATAGATGATGCCGAAAGATACGGCGGGGGGACGATTGCCCCCTCGCTCTCAGACGGCAGTTGCATTAAACGATACTGATACTGCCTCGGTGAGTAATTTTTCAAGCAAGTCAGAAGAAACATCTCCAGCCTTGCGAGGCTTCGGTGTATCTCCTGCAATTGAAACCCAACGCTGGTTCAGTGCTTGCTTTTGGTCGTCCGAAAATGTCTTGGTGATACCAACGAGTTTGCTGAAGTTCTCAACTTCAGCCGAGGATGGTGCTGGAGCATCCATTACTTGCTCAATTTCCATTGCATCTTCACTACGTGCAAGATAAAGGCCAATGCCAAGTGTCTGAACTGCTTTCTTCAAAGCATCGGAAACAGCACCCTTGACTTCATCGCCGATGTCAACTGGTTCGCCCTGTTTGTTTATTTTAATCTTTTGTCCACCCACACCATCACGTGAAACCATTGTTCCGTTGATGTTTGCATTGACAACCACATGGGCAACAATCGATGTTCCAAGTTGTTCCCACTTCTTGATTGAAAACGACCATGCCTCAACACCGAGGACTTTATTCATCCTGTTAATGACTTCGCTAACTGGAATGTAGGTAAGGCTTGCTCCACCCTTGTTGAGGGTTCGCTCCATCTCTTGCGGAAATGGTTCGGATAGGTTTTGGTATGTATTATTCGTTGTAGTCATTTGATTCTTCCTGCTTTCCCTTTCGGATAATAAGGCTTATTCTTGTATCACCGGTTTCACAATAATTATCTGCGTTCAAACCAATTTTTCTTAGCTCCCCGACTTTCCAGTAGTTAGGCTGAATGTAGTCAAGCAGTTTTGTAATCATCTCTTCAGTGCTTGCTTTTACTTCTCCAGTATCCATATCAATGGCCATTGAAGAAATCCGTTGAGCCACTGCGCTAGCCAAATCTTTGTGCTGCCAAGCAGTGCGACGCGTGTTGTAACTCTTTTCAATAAGCCCATTCTCAAGTGTGAGTGGCTCATAGTCGTCAATCTTTGGTTGGATTTTCCATGCAAATGAATCATAAACAACCTTTAATTCAGCCTTTACCGTATGGAGTTCAATGAGTGCTTCGGCATACTCGTTGAACATCTTGGTGTCCATATCTGGAGAATCAGAAAATTCTTTTTCTATTAACTCATTTAATTCCATAACAGATTTGCCCAGACTGGCAACTGCGTGATGTAGGTCCACATCGCTCCTTTAGTAAGAATGGCTATTAGTACCTAAGCAATGATACTGACTCTTTTCCTCTGAGGCAACCCCAATCCAGTCAAAAATGTGAAAGCCCCAACAGCTGAGTCAACTTGGTCATCGTGGTCGGCGGCTTCAGGGAAAGAGGACAATTCGTCAAGCCAAGCAGTCAGCCATGCACCTCGCATAACCCGAACGTTCCCGTTTGCTACCGCCGCGGCGAAGGGTCTCGCTCGGGTTAATTTGTCTCCAGTTGACCTCAGTCCTGCAAAGTCATGACCTGGAAGAACGTAGCGGGCATATTGGTCAACGAGTGCTTTGCCAGAAGAGCCTGGTTCTTGCTCCATTCTAATTGCCACCATTTTCCCGTCCTCGTAGGCGGTCTGTGAGATTAAGGCTTCAACCTTTTCACCCCTAACCCGCGCCCTCTTGACATCAAGGATGTAGGAGACACCGCCGTCAAACATCATTAAGGTGCCAACCGTCCAGTCGGGATTGGGGTTGCTGGAAGATGGCTCGGTTGCTGCCAAGTCCCAAAATCTGACCACTCTGGCCGCCGAGGTTATTTGAGGTATGTCCCCCTCGTCAATAATGACCATTGATGTTCTGTCAAAGAGGCTTCCCAGTGTGGTTGCCCACCAGTCTCCCTCTTCAAGCCTTCGTCTTTCAACTGGGTCTAGGGCAGATAGTGCCTGCCGGTAAGATGCGGCATCAATTCCTGGGTTGTCGGTTAGCTTTGAAGGGACGAAGATTCTTCCTTCTTGTTTCCCTTCAATGATAAATCTTTGTCGAACCCAGTTCGGAGCAGGGTTTGATGCCGACCGCATCCTCAGTGGAACCTGAGAAAGTGGACCACCAGCAGGACGGCGAAGACGGGAGAACAGGTAGCGATAATCGGATTCACGAATTTCGGTGACCTCATCCATTCCGATGAATTGAAATTCGGAACCCTTATAACGGAGATAGTCGCCCGTGTTGTTCAGGTAGCCGAACGAGATTCTTGCTCCAGAAGGAAATGTTGCTTGAAAACTGTTGTTATTCCAATGAATATCGTCGTAATTTGCAATCCATGCTTTAAAACGGTCCATCAATGCTCCGGGGAGCGACAAGTCGGCAAATGTTCTACGGAAAAGAATTGCAGAATACCCAGGAACATCTACATATTGAAGTGCCGCCATGAGGAGCGCGGATGATTTACCACCACCTGCTGCTCCACCAAAGAGAGCCTCTAATCCATAGTAACGAAGGAATGCTCTCTGATTTAAGGAACCCTCTTCAGGACAATAGAGTGGCTCCTTGGGTTCAAGGTACTCAAGAATTTCACCCCAGTCAGGCATTTAGTCTCCAAATAAAAATTGTTGTTCTAGATTAGAGCACATTAATCGGGTAATGTAGGACAGTGCACATAAAAAAAATATTTGCTAAAATTAAGATGGTTTTAATAAACCGTGCTTATATCGCTAATTTTTTAATGATGTCATTTATACTATTACCAGCAATCGGTGCTGGTTTAATATTCCCTCCAGCTGGATTGGTAGTTGCAGGTTTGGCATGTGGAATAGTCGGATTCTTGTTAGGTCTTGAATAAATATGGCATGGAACACAAGTTCAAATAAAGCCCTGAATAATATTAATTCCAAGGCTATTGGACCCGGTGCGCCCGTAGCTCAAGACCAATCATTTGTTGGCAGACCGTATAAAGACTCATGGGATATTGAACGAGCCTATAGAGAAGGAATGCAGCGAGTCACTTGGGTGGCTAGATGTATTGACGTAATTGCTGGAAACCAAGCAAGGCTTCCAATCATTCTCAGAAAAGATAATTCTCCCGACGGTGAAATCATTGTTGGAAGAAAGGCAGAGGATTCAACACTTCTCCAAGTATTAAATACAAAATCAAACATTGGTGAAAACTCGTTCATCTTCCGCTACAGACTTTCTTCGCAGTTGCTCCTTGGTACACGCGGTGCTTTCATTGAAAAGGTTCGTGGGCGCGATGGAGACATTATTGGTCTGAACCTGTTACCGCCTCAAGCAACATCTCCAATTCCAGACCCAAAGAAGTTTGTTTCTGGCTACGAAGTAATGATGCCTAATGGCGAACCAGTAATTCTGAAGCCAGATGATGTTGTATGGGTTAGACGCCCACACCCACTTGACCCATATCTCTCATTAACACCAATGGAATCAGCTGGAATTGCAATTGAAATTGAAAACTTTGCAAAGTTGTACAACAGAAACTTCCTAATGAATGACGGTCGTCCCGGAAGTCTTCTTGTTGTTAAGGGTGAAATTGATGATGACGACAAGGAAGAACTGAAGAGTAGATTCAGAGGCAACCTTGCTACTACTGGCAGAACGACTGTTTTGTCTGCCGATGACGGTGTTGACTTTGTTGACGTTTCAGCGAGCCCACGTGATGCTGCATATATTCAAATGCGACAGATTACAAAAGAAGAAATTCTTGCCGCGTTCGGCGTTCCCGAGACGGTAATCGGAAATGCTTCTGGCAGAACATTCAGCAATGCAAGCGAAGAAATCAGAGTGTTCTGGACAGAGACGATGCTTCCACACTTGGAACCACTTGCTCGCGCACTTGATGAACTTGACCCTGTTCACTACATTGACTTTGACACAAGCCTTGTTCCAGTTCTTATGCTTTACAAGCAAGAGCGGGAAAGATACCTTAAGGACGAACTTTCGCAAGGTCTAATCAGCGTAAATGAATATCGCTTAATGAGCGGTCGCAAAGAAGTAGATGCAGACTTGGCTGATTCGTTGTTGATGAATCCAAACTTGACACCGATTGCTAATACAAAAAAGAAGATGGAAGAGCCACCAATGATGGCTGGCGCGGCACCGGGAGCACCAGGAATGCCGCCAGGGCCAGAGGGCATGATGCCACCAGGAATGCCACCAGTTGAAGGTGCTCCACCCTCAGGTCTTGACCCGAACACCATGGCTGGAGCATTGGCTGCCGCAACAAGCGGTGTTGATGCCCCTCCAGGAGAAATGTCTGCCCCACTAGGCGCCCCAGAAACCGCTACGGCTCCGCTTCCAGAAGGCATGGCATCCGCAAGTTCGGTTATGAGTTACAAGTCAGAAGAACCATCACGAACCATGGACAGATGGGTCGAAATCTTGGACCGTTCGCTTGAGCGAGTGCTTGAAAGACAGCAACGAGTTGTCATGGAAAAGGCAAATGGAGTCAAGTCGCGCAAAGCACTATTTGCTGGAACGCTTGAAGCTGAATCAATCCTGAGTCCAGATGTCTGGAACAAGCAATTAGAAGAAGACATCAAGCCAGTGTTGTCAGCAATCGTCAAAGATGCCATTGAAGTAAAGCAACCGGGTGCAACCTGGAATCAACTTGAAATCAATGTCAAGGTTTACCGTCATATTGAGAACATAAAGCAACTTAATTCCGATATGTTCGGTCAAGTGAAGAATGCAATCATCAATGCGGTCAGCACCCCAGGCGAAGAAGCCAGACATGAATCGCTAAAGAAGGACATCATTGAGATGTATGCCAACCTGCATGGAAAAGTTCGCCGTGAAGTTGCTCTTGAAGAAACAAGCGAGGCTTGGAATTCAATTTACTAGTTTCACTATTTATATATAGTGAAATAGAAACTTTTTGGCGATTAGTTGCAGTGCCCCATCAAATAAGTGTCTTATGATTTAAACACTCTATTTGATTGGTGCATAATGAACGAAAAATTTGAATTCAAATCAGCAGCTAGTGGTGCAATCGCTCTTGACGAACTGCAGGGAATCGTTGAATGTTTCGTTGCAGGAATTGGCAACAAGGACTCGGTCGGCGACATCGTCGTAACTGGAGCATTCGCCAAGAGCCTTACTCGCCGCAAGCCAAGAGTCGTTTGGGCACACAGTTGGAATGACCCAATCGGAAAAGTTCTTGAGATGTACGAAGTCCCAGCAGGAGACCCACGTCTCCCAGCAAAGATGAGAAACGCTGGAATCGGTGGCTTGTATGCAAAGGTTCAATTCAACCTCCAGTCAGAAAAGGGCAAAGAAGCATTTGCAAGCGTTGCATTCTTTGGGGAAGAGCAGGAATGGTCAATTGGCTATAAAACAATCAATGGCGCATTTGACCCTGCACAGCAAGCAAACGTTCTCCGTGAAGTAGAACTCTACGAAGTTTCACCAGTTCTTCATGGTGCCAACCAATTGACTGGAACAATCTCCGTAAAGAGCGAACAAAAAAATCACATGATGCCAGTTATTGCTGGTATGCCAATGATGAACGAACAGCAACAGCCGAGAATGATTGTTATTGCCGCTCCAGAAAAAGAACAAGAAGAAGACGAACCATTTAACATTTTTGCTGAAGGTCTTGCACAACCTCTTGAAGCAGACAAAGTTCAAAAAATTCAAGCAGAACTTAGTGAAAGAACTGGTTCAAAGGTTGACATTGTTGAAGCAACAGACAGCTTCATTGTTTTCCGCAGAACAACCTCTGATGGAAAAGTTTCAATGTACAGAGTTGGGTACCACTCGCCTGACGATTACAACACATTTATGTTTGGTAAGCCAGAAGCATATTCTGGCAGCACAGACAAACCACAAATACAGCAAGAGATTGAAGTTAAGCCCGCAGATGAATCAATGTTTCCAGCGCAACCGCAACAGATGCCATACCGAGATGACGACCAAGATGAAATGAACACAATGCTTGGTGGTCAAGTTGGTATTGGCAAGTCTGCATATGCACACCTCATTGAGATTCCACAGATTCACATGATGCAAGCCAAGAGCATGCTTCAGCCGGTATTCAATTACCACAACCTTTCAACGACTGACTCTGATAACGGAATCATCGTTAACGGAAGCATTTCAGCACAAGCCATTGATGCACTTCAGACTGCTGTTAAGGCAATTGGTCAAACAATTGGTCAATCAGTAGGAAATCTGCGCACGCTTGCTCAGTCATTTAACCCATTTGCAATTGACGGCGACAACGACGGATTTGCTCAAGACGGCACCGCCTTCCAGAGACCGTATATCCCAATCAAGAAACCAGACATGAATCTTCCAGAGGTCGGCGGAAAGAATCGTGACTCAAACGAACTACTTGACAAGCCAACGGTGCGAACTGGCAAGAAGCCAGCCAAAGACCCAAGTCTTCTGTCTGGTGCAGAGCGCCAAGAAGCATTGGCTGCTGGTGATTTACAACCACGCACAATGGATGACATTTCATTCTTGGCCAACCGTCGACCAGAGAATGAGGGAATCGCAAAGTACTGGGATATGCCAGAAGAAGGTCTTCGTGCAGAGGGACAAAAACTTGTCGCTGCTCGCCGTGAACAAACTGGTTCTGCAAGAGAAGCAACTGATGGTGAACTGTTTAAGATTTCACACGAGTTCTCTCGTCGTGAGGCTTACAAGCAACAGTTTGGAAAAGAATTCGTTCCACCAAAGAGAACAGAGTCAACAGGTCGTGAGACTTTTGATGCATCAAAACCAGATGAGGTCATGCAAGAAATTCCAATGTCGGCGGTTCTTGATGCAATGAAAGAATGGTCAAAGAGCCGTTCCACGAGAGGCTTTGGTAGCCGTAGTGATGTGACACCAGAACAGCAAAGCAGGATTGATGCCTCACGCAAGCGTGGTTCAGATGTCGCATCTGGAAGAGGACAAATCCTCGCAGACAACATTGCAAATCTCAGCGACGAGGATAAAGACTACATTCGTGAGAACGGAATTGTCTCATACTTACTTCAAGACGGAACTGGCGGGCCACTCAGTGGTGAGTATGCCGGAGACTCCCCAGCAGAAAGAATTGGCGACTTGTTGCCAGAAGGCGATTGGTCAACCGATTCAAAACTCCAGGCAGATGCAGAAGATATTTTTGCATCATACGAAGAAGGTTTCTACGCTGAACTTGATAAAGATTTTGCAGAACGTGCAAACCCAGCAGACCTTGACACACCAAAGGCCAAGCGTGACCGTCAGCGAGCAGCTGGTCAAGGTGAAATGTTTTCAGAGGACGACTTTGATAATCTCTCAGCAGATGAGCAAGACTCAATTCTTGAACAGGGTCGTGATAGTGCTCGTGGTTTTGCTTCACGCAACGTCAATAGAGAGGGCAGTGGACTCTGGGGCACCAATCGTCCCCTTGACCCAGATGACGACGAAATCTCGGATGTGTATATTGAAGACTACCTAAATGACCATGTCGGCGATGGTGAAGTTGAATTTGAAGATTTGCAAAAATTCAACGATAAACCAGATTATTACAACCGCGGCAGGGAACCGTTGAGTGATGCTGAACTTCAGGACTTGTTTGATAGGTATCAGTCCGATGACGATGCTGTGAGAGAAATAGCCATCGATGAAATAACTACACGTTTTTATCGTGAACTGCTGGACGACCAATACGACTACATGGTTGAGCGAGCAAACTCCAAGACAGATTACGACGACTACGACGACTACGAAAGAAGTCGTGGTGGCTTTGCCTCTTTGAGCAGAATCAAGCCAGGTACAGTCACAGGTCTCCCGGATGGTGTCTACGAATGGATTGATTTAAGCGATGACACTATTGCAGACATTATTTACGACGATGAAAGCAAGGAACTATTCATTGCCTACAGTGGACGATGGGAGAAGGGTGAGCCAGATGCAAATGGGGCAATTCCATCTACATACATACAACCTAGGTCTTACATTTACGAAAATGTAAGCAAGGAAGAACTTGATGAACTGGGTGCCTCTAGGAATCTAAGTGAGTCCGTCAATGCCCTTGAGAAAATCAAGACCGGCAGGGATACCACGAATGATGACAAGTTTAACTTCTTTGGACGCGAAGAGAAAATTAATGATGTTGAAACACGGGTTCAACTTGAAAAACTGCTTCTTCAAGAAAAAAGAAAAGAAAATCAAGCAAAGAAGGTCGCAGAACAGGCGAGATTAGACCTATCCGATGATGAATTTATTGCTGACCTATTACCACGACCGAGCAGGACTGGTCGTGACCCCAAACGCAACGAAGAGATTGAATCCGACTATCGCTCATTAATGGAGATGTCGCCTTCCAAGCTTGCAAGTGAACTTGAAAAAGCACAAGATGAATATAGTTCAGCAAAGTTAAGTCTAGATATGCGCGATGCCTCCGTCATTGGTCGTGACGATGAAGCAGAAGGCGTCAGCAATCGTAGAGTTCGTGCCGCCGCAATTGAACGCATACTCGCACGCAAGTTGCAGGGCGGGGATGGCATGCCAACAGATGGCTTTGCTTCACGAGGCAATAGACTTGATGTTCAAGGGACAAACAACGAACTCAATAAGTGGTGGTCATCATACGATGAACTTACAGACAATGAAAAGTCTGACATTGAGCAGGCATACTTTAAGCGCAATCCAGACAGCGAGCGTCCTGGTTCGCGCGCCTACAACCCAGAAGTTGCACAAGATGACTTTGAAGCAAATCCCGAAAAATATGGATATGCAAAAGACTTTGAAAAGCAAGCAATCGAAGCACTTAAAGCAAATGGTGCCAGTGACGATGATGCACAAAATGTCGCTGACTACTGGATGGAAAACGATGCACTCCATGACGAGTACCTGAAGGAAGCGGATGGAGATTCTCTGTATGCGATGGCTCTTGCTTACGACAATTACATCGAGGCAACGGCTGATGATTACAACGAGCGTCAGCGTGGATTCGGTTCACGTGGCGATAAGCCGTTTGCCGATACCGAGGTAAGACTGGCGGTTGCTGAAAGATTTACCAACTGGAGACGTAGTTCTGGAAGAAACATTCCAGCGAGGGCAGAAAAAGACTCCGAAGAGATGCTGAAAAACTGGCAGTCATTGACTCCAGAAGAAAGAACATCCTACCTAGAAAATGCTTCAAAGAACGGATTTGAAGAAGGAAGCATTAACCAGTATGTTGAAGCCCTTAGCAAAGCTCTTGGCGAAAACCGAAAAGCCAATATTCTCTCCCGTGGCATAGAGTCGGAAAAGAGAGCAAAAGCAAAACGCGAAGGTGCAAAAAAAATCAAGGAACTACTTGATGGAGATAACACACCAGACGCAGCAACTCTTGCAGATTTGATTTACGACAGATACAACCCGACTAGGGATGAGGATAGTCAGACTCCAGAATTATTCAAGAGATATGCACGATTTATGCTCGAAAACTGGAAGGGACTATCAAAATCTCAGAGACGAGATGCATTTGATGGAAGTGAAAATAGTTTTGGAATTGAACAAGACTTTAACGGAAATGTATCTGATTTAACCAATGCAGAATTCCTTGATACGCTTCAGTTCGCATTTGACGAACACTCGTCAAAGAATCCCAAGTTTGCAGAACTTGATGACATGCTTCGCTCCATGGCGGACGAGTCTGGTTTTGCATCACGTGGCGATTCTGGTAATAGAACAGTCAAGGACTTTGACAGAATAAACAGTGGATTTGATGCACGAAGCATAAGGGATTCTGAGCCATACGAAAGAGTTGAAAGACTCCGTGATGCAAAGGCTGAACTTACTGCCGCTATTGATGAAGCAGAAAACATGCTTGATGGGCTTGATGAGGATAGTCCTGAGTGGGAAGAAATTTATTCCGCACAGTCAGAGATGGAAAGTAATCTCATTGATGTTGAAAACATGATGGAAGAAATGATTTCCAAAAAAGGTCGTCTTGACGATGCAATGAGCGAAGCGGCGACAATGGTCAGCGATGCTGAAGAACTCCGCCAAACTCGTCAAAACATTGACACACCATCGGCAGAAGACTTGGAAGAAATGTCATTTGAGGATGCAAACTACGAATTCATTAGTCTTAGTCGAGACATAACAGAATTCGTAAATGAGCATGACCTGTCTGTTGATTGGAATCCAGAAAAACAAGCAGAGGTTGATAAAGCACTAAGAGATGGTGACTACGATAAAGCAAATGACATACTCTACGATGCCACGCAGGAGATATTTGATGCTGCCGATGATAAATACAGAACAGCGGAAGCAGAAAACGATGATTACCCATACTTAAGTGACGAATATGGGTTTTCATCACGTGGTGGTTCACGCTTTGACACGATGGATACCCCGTATTCAAGTGCGATTGAAGCAGTTCACTACGACAGAAATACTGGTGAACTCCATGTTGCATTCAAGCCGGGACAAACTGGTGGCGATGCTCGCTACTACACATACTCTGGTGTTCCTGCAGACTACTTTGACAACGAAATCTCCGGTTCAAATTCCATTGGTCGAGTAATCAATGATGTAAAGAAAAATTACGACGTTGAAGTAACGAACCCACGAACAGTTGATGCAATCAACGGTCGTAGAGACATGGCTCCATCTACTGGCGGTCGTTTGTCAAGTATTCAAGACATTGATGTTCGTAGAAGCGCCGCTCTTTACGAATCGTACTATGACCCAAATACAGAAGAACTTGTTGTTACGTTCAAGGATAAAGATGGCAATGCTGGTGGAAGCTACATCTATGAAGGTGTAAATGCAGACGAAGCTCAAGAACTTGCTAGTTCAAGTTCAAAAGGCAAGGTCATCAACAAACTCAAGGCATCCAAGTCGGTAAGACGCGCAAGTGCAACCGACAGGATGGACCGTGACCCAAGCGCTGGCGAAGATGTTGGTTCAGGTTCTTTTGAAGCACAGGTTGATTCACACTGGGGCGAAATTGGACCAGATGAACAACGTCGTTACTTCGCACGAGCAGTTGACTCAGCAATCAATGCAGGTAGCGGAACTTCAGCAGAAGAAATTACTGCTGATGCAAAAGCCAGAGCATTTGATGACCGTCAAATTGCAATGATGGAAATGCAGGCAGAATCACTTGGAATCGGTTACAGAAATGTTGATGTTGGCTCAAGCGCCGCATTGAATCGCGTTCAGTACGACCCAGATAAGCGTGAACTCCGAGTTGAGTACCGTGGGCGAGATGGAAAAGGAACTGGCGAGTTCTATGTTTACGAAAATGTCCCCCAATCGGTAGTTGACGACCTTGAGGCTTCGGATAGCCGTGGCTCAACGCTGCGCCGAGTAAGAGATGACTTTGACTTCAGAACAGAAGAAGCAATCCCCGAATCGGCCTTCTACTCAATGGGCGAACCAGCAGAGCGGTCAAATCCAAAAATTACAAATCGCACGAATGAGAATGGTTTTTACCTTGACGAAAACGGAAAGGCCACAAACTACAACAAGCGTGCATATACGACTGGCGATGTTCAAAAGATGAATGCTCGACGCAATGGTCGTGATGGATTCGCCTCAATGGGTCAAGAACTTCAAGACCTGCAATCCAAAATTCAAATAGACTTGAAAAATCCTGGCTCTAGAAACGGAAAACGGAATAAGCCAATTGACCCAGATGTTGCTGCCAACTTGGCAAACCCAGAAAGCGATGCTGGCACTCTCGTTTACCCAAGCACGAATGAGGGCGACTACATTCGGATTTCCTACAACCCAGAAAAGCGAACATACGGTGTGGAGAGAATTCAAACCGTTAGAGGGTTCAACAGAGATGAGCCACCAGAAGAAGTGGTAGTGGACACGGCAGATGCAGACACCTCTTATGAGGCTGGCTCGCTAGTGCGTGAGTTTGCTGAGAACTACGTGAATGAGTTGCGTTTAGAAAATGACAATGATAGACGAGCAGCGACATACGAGAGCACGTTTGGCAGGGGTGGCGATGCAGACGATGGATTCGCCTCACAAGGTGCAGACAAGAAACCAGCACGCTTAATTGACGAGAAGTACGACGACCTTAGAGAGTTTGGTTACTCTGCAGAGGACGAAGCCGATAATGACAAAATGGTCATGAAAGCATACCTTGACGAAATTGGTGAAGAAGCTCCAAGTCTTGAAGATGCATACGAGTTTTGGGCTGAACGGGCACAAGAACTCCGTGAGGAACGTTCTGATTCACTCATGGCTACATTCTCTGGTCTTCGAGACGAAGTCAATGCTCTTGGCATAAGCGATAGAGAACTTGGTGCATACGGTCTGGATGGAGCAGCATTCTTGACTGCTGAGTCGCTAATTGACAATCCCCTTGAAAGCGATTCAACCGATATCTCTGAAGCAGAAGATTATGTAAATAGAATGAGGCGGTCAATTGACCAACTTGCTGCTGACATGCCTGAAGAATATGACTACATGGACGAAGAACCAATAGACGGATTCGCTTCACGTCAAACATCTGCATTTAATCCAGATACTCCTATGGCTCTTCTTGACGAAGAACTTGACAATAACGTTTCAATCTCCAATCTCATAAACCGACCTGTTCAGTCACTAGGGACGCCTTTTAGGCAATCAGCAGAATATGAACCATCAATAAATACAACTAAGTGGCGTGATTTGACACCAAGACAAAAAAACTTGGTCTCTGATGACTTAATTGAAAACAACCGCGCATATTTTAGTGCAATGGAGCGAAGCGGTGCGACATTAGAGGAAATTGACGACGAAGTAGGAAAACTTTGGGATGAAGAGGTAAGGGCAAATATCACTGGTCTTGAACGAGCCCTCAAGAAGGCCAGCGATGACTACTCTTTCTGGGCAAGAGCCAGAGCAGAGGAAATGAACCCAACAATGAGCGAAAAAGAAATTGATGACATGCTTGTTGACTTGGGTCTTTCTGAAAGAGATTTTGACAATCTCCATGGGAAGAACTTTGGTGCTGAAGAGTTGGCTTCAGTAGCGGCCGACCTTGAGAATAAGCGCAGAGAAATTATAGAGAATATCATTAAGGGCTCCAACCAAAGGACTGGCGGCGACCGCCCAAAAGTTGACCCGCTCTCGATTCTTGGAGGATATTCAGATGGTGACGTCTTTGGACTGACCCCTCGTGGATTCTCTTCAAGAGGAGAGAGCGGCTCTAAGAAAAAAACAAAAGAAGAAGTTTATGCTGAGATGACGAAACAGCTCATTGATGCTCTTTCTGAATCCGAAAAACTTGGCAAGTGGAAACTCCCGTGGAGAAGAACGGGAATGCCGGAAAACGGAACAACTGGCCACAAGTATTCTGGTTCAAACTGGTTCTTCTTGACGGCAATGGCCGATGTCAAAGGTTACAAATCAAACAAGTGGGCGACCTACGACCAGTGGCAAGGTGTTGGCGGGCAGGTTCGCAAAGGTGAAAAAGCCACATCAATATTTGTCCCAATCTTTATCAAGGGTAAAGAAAAAGCCGATGGAACCGAAGACAAAGGAACAATTAGGTTCATTTCTAGGTCCGTTTTCAATCTTGACCAAATTGATGGAATGCCAGAAGATTTTGACAAGAAGGAAATTCTCCCAGAATCAGAACGTGTTGCTGACCTAGAAAAGACAATTTCAGAAATTCCTGCTGTTATTAAAAATGGTGGAGATAAGGCATTCTTTCAACCAAGTGGCGACTTTATTCAAGTTCCAGACTTTGAGAACTTTAATGATGCGAGAAGTTACTACTCAACAGTTGCACATGAATTGATGCACTGGACTGGTGGCGATGGTCGTCTCGGAAGAGAACAAATGGGCACCTTCGGAACACCTGAATATGCATACGAAGAACTCGTAGCAGAAATTGCATCTGCAATGTTCATGGCAGCACACAACATTGAGCCAAATATTCAAGAAAACCACGGCCCATATCTAGCATCTTGGATTAAAAAACTCAAGGACGACCCAAGTGCACTTGAGAGAGCAATGAAGGATGCACAAAGCGCAGTCAACTATGTTCTAGATATTTCTCCCAATGCAAAGAGCAAGTTCTCCAACGGTGAAAAAACCGAATTTGAGAATCCAGACATTGCAGTTCCAACTGAACCAGTAGTTGCTGTTGAAGGTCTCGCATCACGCGGCGATTGGCCGACACCCGGCGGATATGAACCAAGTGAGTTTGACATGCGAACAGCACTTTCTCAAATCGGTCGTGGAAATCTCATGGCAATTTCTGGAACGCGAGCAAACAAGCGCAACAATGAAATGGTCCTCCCAGTGAATAGGAGCCAGCAAGTAATTGTTGGTTACGATGCTGGAAGCGACACATACTTTGTAAGAGCAGAGCAAATCATCACCAATGGTAAGGACAAGGGCAAAACCAGAGTTCTTGGTCAATGGGACAATGTCTATGCGGATGAGCTGGGCGAAACTGCATACCAAGCATCCCTCAAGCCATCAATGCTGAGTGATGACAACAAGACCGTATGGGCTCAGGCATTTGACCACCCACAAACTGGGTCATTGCTTGACAAGAACGGTCAAGTGTATGAAGGTGGCTTTGCGTCTGGCGGGGATTCGATGGACCCAGAAGAACTTGATGCAATGGACTGGGCATACGATGCCGCCCAAGACTATCTAATGGAACAAGAAGACATGATGCCAGAAAGACCATCGCCAGAGGATGGTTTTGCAAGCAGAGCGAACCTAAGTAGAGAAGAAAAGAATGAAATCATCGCCATTGCCAGAAGAATGGGTAATAGGTTCACGACAAGTGTTGTTGGTCAGTATGACAGAAATGGAGAACTGTCAGACAAGCAGTGGGATGCACTGAACAGAATGACACTACGTGGGAATAGACGTGGTCTTGCATCTCGTGGTGATGCTCAAAGTCCTGTTTCAAAACTTGAAAAAATTGCTATACCAAGGATGCCTGTTGAGTATAGCGAAAATAGAACAAGTTCTGATGCATTTGAAGATACGGAAATGGAAATTGGCACCTATCTAGAATCCATTTCAATTGCAATGAAAGAAATCATAGGTAATGACGAGTTTGATAAGAAATACAAGCCACGCATAGACAAAATCGTCAATGATATGCAAGATGAGCGTTCCCGCTATGCACCACCACCAAAATGGGCGCTAGATAGAGCTACAAAACTTCATGATGAAATGATTTCTGAATCTCGCATGAATGGTGGCGGTGGTCTAGCATCTCGTGGAGACAAGAAGCCAAGAGCCCCTAGAGCGTCTTGGTCACCTGAAGACCGCCAGCGATACGCCGATGGAGACAAACTTCGTTCCACTAGGCGACCCGGTAAGCGCCGTGAAGGACCGAGCGCATCAGAGTACGGATTTGGTTCTCAGGGTCAGTTAAACTCAGGACCGATTGAACTAGTCGGTAGCGACATTTTCTTTGAAAATGAAAGAAGTGGTCGGTCGTGGGGTTTTGAGCCAATAATTTCACGGGTTGCTTCAAAATTTGGTGGAAAAGAAAACATGTCCGATAGGCAACTTGCCTTAGAACTCAATGTCCCATTGGCCGTTGCAGTAAAAATGAGAAGACCAGGCGCACGTACAAGCGACATTTATGCTCTTGATGCAATGCGTCTAAGGGTCGCCGGCCCAGGCGATGCTCTCTGGGGAGAAAACAACGACCCACTGTTCTACTACGACGATGCTGGAGAGCCAATTCTAGATGCAGCCAGAATTCCAGAACTTGATGATTTTGCTCCAGATACAGTTGGGACAAGCGCCCCAAGAACAAGTGGAGCACGAAACTACATTGATGCCACCAAGGTCCTCGAAGAGGTTGGGATTGACCCCAATGCCTCACCAGGCTCAATCATGAAGAAAAATCCAGATGTATTCAGTATTAAGATTTGGACAAGAATTATCGGCCGAGGCATCACCCAGTCAGAAATTGACACCCTCTTGGAGGCCAAGAATTCAAAGAAGAAAAGCTCCGACCTCTATAGCGAAGATGAACTGGGAGCGGTAATCAAAAAGCGCGGAGACAGCCTGCCTCTTACCGATATTTTCAAGAATCAAGCATTTGATTCAGTAAGGGGAAGACGTGGGTTCCCGCAACGGGTCGTTGAAGCAATCACTGAAATAACTGGTCGTAGACCCGCCTATACAGCCGTCGCTACGTACATCAATAATCCACGCTCTTCTGGCAACCAGACAGGTAGAAACCCATTTTCAATGACTCCAGCACAAATTCGAGTAATGCTCGACAAGCTCGGAATCAGTGCAGATGAATTTGAGAAGTTCCGTTCAGAATAGCACTTTCATTAATCCACTATAAAACAGTGAGTTATACTAGTGTGTTATAAATTAGTATTTTCAAAAGGATTGGTTTTATGGACTCAAATAGCCCGAATCAAGTGACCGGTGTCAGTGTTGATGCAGAGGGCAATGTCCTTAAGTGCGCAAAGGGACTTGGCTCAGCGGAATGCGGCTTTAGTGCTGGCTCGCCAGTATGCGGTAAATGTGGTGCACTCCCAATTGAGATGAAGGTTCTTCGTGCTGAAGAGTACGACTTGCTTCAAAAAGCTCTTGATATGAAGGCTGCCGATGAGGCAATGGCTTCAATGGATGAGCCAAAGAAAAAGAAGCCTCGCCCGCGCGCGATGGAAGATGCAATGACTGAAGATGATGAGACTGCTGAAGTCCCATACGAAGAAGAAGAATCAATGCCAAAAGAGGAGCGCGCAGCAGAAGAAAATGCTGAAGGCGAAATGGCTGACGAAGATGAGTCCGAGGAAAAACCAGAAGAAGAAGAATTGCTTGAGGACGAAGAAGTCGGAATGATGCAAAAATTCCGTCAAGCACGTCTTTCGCAGATGGGCATTAAGTCCATTGATGCTGGCGCAGGCGGATATAAGTGCGCTAGTGACGGCAAGGTGTATCCTGGCGGAACACCGGCATGCGCTACGTGCC